CACGTACCCAGAACCTTAAACTTTAGAGCATCGAGTATTCCGACCGAGACACCAGAGGCAAAATCAGTCCCGTACCGAACCTCATAACTCTTAATTGCAAACGAGCCCGACGCTGCCGACCATGACAACAAAACCCCATCACCATCAATGGCACTACTTACTGATGGGGTTGACGGAGTAGTAACAGTCACGTCTGCAAAAACACTATTACTCGAATAGTTTACCGAAGTGTCCACGGCTCGAACAAAAAATCGGTATGTACCCGATGTTCTAGGCTCATAATAGAATGGCGACGAGCGAACACCAGCAATAAAAGTGGATGTAAGAATGTCGCCGCCTGGTGTCGTCGATAGCCGAATTTCGTATTCTCGTACGTCAAGATCGACAACGGGGGTCCACGAAACCCTGATGCCATACTCCTGTAACGTTGCTGTAACTCCTGTTGGATTACTCGGTGGAGCTGTTTTGCCGACTATCGTATGCCCCGTTACAGTAACCCAGTTTCCAGTCTGCCCCATTGCCGAGACCGCTCTGATTCTTACGTCGTAGCTTTGCCCGTCGTGAACATCGAGGATGTAGGTATTCGTGCTTAGTCCCGGAACGCTTGAAGAATTGAGCCATGTAGCATCCGCGCTCTTTTTGTACTGAATCTCGTACCGTCCGCCGTTAGTTACGAACGCATCGATGCTTGCCGTCCACGAAACATAGAGCCGAGCAAAAATAGTTCCATCTTGCCTAATGTAGAGATGCGACGTACCCGAGGCAAGAGTCAGTGCGGTAGGGTCTGATACGGTAAACGGATTAGGAAGGTCTGTGTTTGGCGCAAGGTCGAAGGTAGTTTCGTTCCCTGTGTTCCAAGCGTATACGCCCGATGACGTCTCCTGTAGAGCAAGCTTTACCGCAAAGTATGGATTCCCTGTTGGGTCTTGTTCGATAATAAGAGCCGAACGAATGACCTCAAATACTTTTGAGGACCATCCGAATCGAGCGTAAGTGAGCGTTACCCACTCCCCTGGTTCTGCCTGGTACGCATCCATTCTTGCGGTAAACTCAACGATGATCCCCTGCCTAATTGACTCAAGCTCAATCTTCGCGAGCCTCTGCGCTGCCGATGCCGAGGTAGTCATCGTATAGGTTAGGTCCTCGTATATTCGCGTTCCGCCGTCCTCCGTTTGGTACGTAGCATTTGCAACCACGGGGAAATCTGATTCTTCGTAGTTGTTAAGGTTGGAAATAAAGTTACCGCGTACGGCGTTGAATGAATCGATTCGCGGTGTCTTAGTAACCACCTCAATGTCACTAAGAATCATGTCGGCTGTAATATTGAGAACTGTAGACGCTCTCGCCTTACCTGCCCAAAGACTGAACTTTCCCTCTGTGTAAGGAAGCCGGCCATGCATCGCACCAACCATCTCCTCGATGATACTTCCTGGAGATTGATCAGCATTAAAATGCGTGTTTATAAGGTACCTAAACTCAGTACCACCGCCAGCGAGTGAGATTGCATCTTCGCAGTCGCTTACTGCCTGATTTAGCCTAGTAGAATTAAACTCGCCGGATGTTGCCCCGAGGCCCCATCTTGCGTTGAGCATGTAATCATAGAGAACCATCGCGGCATTTGCTGCACCTGGTGCATTAGTGGACGTTCTTGGATCGGTGACGCTGTACTTACCCGAAACTAGAAACGAAATATCAGGCGTTCCATCTTTGAATACAGTCTCATTCCATTTCAATCGGAAGTACACATGAGCATGTCCTCGTTGCCTATGGTCTGAAGTCCATTTTGTTGGAACATCGGCAACCGCCTCGCTTAATGCCGACTGAGAATCAGATCCGTAATTGATCTGCATCTTGACAAGACCGTCGAAGATACCATCGGCTTGAACTACTCCAGTCGGTCGCGTGGATAGTGCCGTTTTCCACGGTACTTCAATACCGTTGAAAAACACCTTTCGGATTAGGTTTATTTCATGCGCCGCAATCGTAACGACGAGATGAAGGTAAAGGTCCTTTTGGTCAACCGGCCCCGAGGTGTGAATGAATGTAATCGCTCCACCAGTAACCACATCCCCGTAGATAATCTTCCACGGAGTATTTGGATCAACTGATGCCTCCTCTCTGCCGCGAAGATAACGGTTGATCGCTCTTCGCTTTCGCATCTTTGCGATACGTTGCTGAAGGTTTTTATTATTTCTTGGTAAGTTATGCTTAGTAAGGTATTCCCTCGCGGCCTTTCGTTCTTCCGCAGTGATAGGGCCAAGCGTAAGCCAATAGTTTTGGTTAGCCATTAGTCCTCTTTTGACTTCCCCTAGTCCCGCCGTTCTGCCGCTTGTTGTCCTTCTTCTGCTTTTCTTTCTTGCCTCCCCATTGGCCGCTCCAATTGCTTGCAGCTACCACGTACTCGAAACCTCTATCACCAGAGAAAAGAGCTTGCTGAGAATCGTGCGTCCATCTTCCTTCTCTTGGCCGGTCCATGTCTACTAGCCTTGATTCGTAGTTAAGGCGAGCCGTGGTTTGGTCTGCGCTTTCTGTGATTTCAGCATGAGAGTATCCGCCCTGCCACCAGAGATATGGATCGGCAATCACTACGTTATCAATATTCACGTATCCGATGTAGAGCTTCCCCGTTGCCCCTTGCTTTTGGTCGCCTAGTACGAGCGAAATAACCGAAGCAGGAATACCGGATAGGTTGACCGTCATCGAAAGAGCCTCAACCTCAATCGACTCATCGCCTTGCTCGATGCCTTGAAGCCATCCGTTCCCTAGCCACGTTTGAGAGCTCCAGGAAAGGCTACCGTATCCGTTCCAGATTCTTAGGGTGCTCGTAGCAAACACTCCCTCAAAAAGAATGATGGGTCGATTGCTTGACGCTGTAGCTTGTGCGATGAATCCAGCGGTTAAATTACGTGGCACACCTAGATCGCCTCCACCGCTGAAAACGAAATAGAGTAAACAAGCTCTCTATCAATCTCGTTAAGGCGAACCTCTGAATCGGCAAGCCGAAAGAGGCCGACGCAGTTACTTGTGATGATCGGGGTATCAATCACCGATGCCTCTCGAAGCCTAGGCCATATCTCAATATTGACGTTACCGAGCCCATCTGAGGTTGCATCAACAAGCACTTTATAGAGTCGCTGCCCAATCTGAATATAGTCGCCAGCTCTTAAAACGGCAGAACTAAAGGACCACCCTTTTGTTGATAGAGTGTTCCCCGTTTGCCCGTTAGCTTGACACAGTGGCGTTCCTGCCACGGTCCCGCGTGCGGTCTTACCTAACGGGTCACCCATGAGAAACGTTCCCTTAGGCCCCATTAGAGCCGTTAGAAAGGCAATCCATGGTTCTGCTTTGCTCCTCGCTACGGCAAGCCCTACGCTTACCTCTGCCGCCCATAGCTGCCCCTGGTGCTCTTGTGTTTGAGTCGCGAAGGTAAAGGGGCTCCTAAGTAACCCAACGGCGTTAAAAGAGGTAAGAGCGAATCGCTCAATACCTATCGTTGAAGGAAGAGTTAGTGGGTATGAGATACTCATGTAGTCCTCCGTGACCTACTAGCAGAGCGACTAATCGAGTCAAGCACCCGCCTTTCTGAGTTCCTAAGTGCCGACCGAATAGACTTCTCCACGCCAGGTGCAGCCCCTCGAGCGTCGATATGGATTGAATACCCACCGCCCCCGTGACCGTTTGCCGCAATATTACCAAACATCGCAACGCCTAGCTTGCCGTTTTTTCGAGTAAGAGGAAGTACCGCTTCTGGTCCCGCCTCGCCCATAAGTGCCCGAGTAGGGCCAGTGAGAATTCCGCCCTTTGCCATCGTTACGTCAGTTTCAAGCTCATCAACCGGATCGGATGGAGCTTTACCACCCTGAGCCTTCGTGTTTGCGTTTAACGCTCGTGTGTTCGCATCAGTACTAGCCGTATTCGAAGAGATTGAGTCGCCAATCTTCTTTCCAGTATCGGTAAACTTAACGCCAAGGGCTTGCATGTCGGCAACGATACCGCCGGCAGTTCTATCCGAGAGCTGCATGAGCTCCCCGATGCTTGTCACTCCTCTTTGCTGAAGTGCCTTGAAGAATGCATCCACTGTTGCAGGGTCGAAGGTCTTGAGTAATTCAACTCGCAGTTGCTCGAAGTTCTTTATGCCGGCTTCAGCCGCTTCAACGGCAATGTCTCGAATAGACTGCACCGCTTCGAATCCGCGAGCACCAGAGCCAAGAAGATTATCCATTGCTTGACCGAACGCTCCGACCGCAGCGAGGCCAGGTTTGAACGCCTCCGCAACGCCTTGAATATCCGATTCAATCTCTAGCCAGGTTCTCTCTCCCTTTAGTCCTGTTTCAACAAGCTGCTTTTCAATCTCTTCAAAGGAAAGTCCCAATCTTTTTACGAGCATCCTCGCATTGTCGATATTGAACTTTAAGTTCTCACCAAGTAAGAATCCAATTTGGGCACCAACGTCCTCAGTGATTCCGAGGATTTCTTTAAACGCCTCACCCAATCCCGAGAAGGTTCTACTAACCTCTTTCGTTTGGCTGTTAAGAGTATCAGCCCACTTTCCATCGTTGAATCGGCCCGATGAGCCTTCCATGAAGTTCGTAAGCCGACTACTCCCTCCATTGCCATCACGTACCGTTAAGCCGCCCATCTCCCGAAGGCGATCTTCCATGTAGTTTGCGAACGAGTGCCGTGATTGGGTTTCTCTGTTTTGGGGGCCGCGACCAAACATGCCGCCAATAGCCTTTCCAATTTCTGCACCAAACTGACCGCCAAGAACAATTTGACCTAAGGCAGCACCAGTTCCCGACGCGTTATTGTTCTCAGCATCAATTTCTCTAGCACCGCGAAGAGATTGGAAAATCTGAAAGGCAACTTGCGCACCTTGCTGAATTGCAGCGAGCGTAGCGCCACCACTGCCGGTCGATCCACCAAATGACCCATTCTCTAATCCTGGACCCTGTATACCGGCTCCATGAGCATCTGCCGTCGAGAGATTGGAGCCAAGGAAATCTAGAAGTCCACCACCATTACCACTACCCCCACCGCTTCCAAACAATCCGCCGAGGGCTTCACCAATATCATCTGCAAATCCTGCTGCAATCTGTGCGAATATTGGCGAGAGACCAAGAATGGAGCCACTAAAAAGATCTTCGAATGTCGCTACCCAGGATTCTGATTGTGCCTTTCGTGCCTGAAACTCAGCGTCGATGGCCTGAGCGTTTAGCCGCATCTGCTCGTCGTTGTACTCTTCTAGTGCTTTGAGGCGCTCTTTTCCCTCATTATCCGCAGCTTTCGAAGCTCCCTTTTCTTTCTCCTCACCGAGTCGCTTCTCAAAGTTGATTGCGTTGCGTTGTGCCTTGTTGTCGTTCCATCCAAGTGGTTTGTTTAATGGAAATGGCGCTCCTGGATTACTTGCCATCAGTTGATCTTTTTCGATTAGATCAATTGCAACTTTTAGGTCATTTTGCTTTTGCTTTATGGCCTCTCTGAGTGACTGGATTTCTTTATTTGTATCACCAGCGATATTAGTATTGAGTTTACTATCGAGCCATCTTGCAGCCGGGCTGTTTATTCCCCTACTTCCCTGAAGCTCTAAAACTTTTATCTGTCCCTCAAGAGCGGTGATCTCTTGTTGTAACTTCCCTCCGTAGTTGTTGTAGATATCCTTTGTAGTTCCATTTCCTGTAGCCAAGCGAATAACTTGAGCGATTTGTGAGATCTTATCGGCAACCGATTGCAAGTTTGGCAACGCTGAAGCGATAGTGCTTATCATCGATGCAACATCATTACCGACCGACACCCAGTCGATTTTCTTTATTTCGTTTGCTAGATCGTTGTAGACTCTTGCTAAATCTTGATTATCATTAATCGCAATCGCTATTTGTCCGCGAGCTTCTTCAATCGCCGCTGCAAATGCCTCTTGTCCTTGAGTGACCGACTCGCCAAGCTCCCCCATCTCAGCAATACGAGTGGTAAGCTGCTCAAACGCAAGTGCCGAATTTTCTGCCTTAGAACCGGCTTCTCCTAACTCAAATCCGAACTTCTTTAGGGCCTCCGCCTTACCCGAACCTATAGCTTCGATAAGTTGATTAAGAACAGGTACCGTATCCTGTCCAGTAGCGTCAGCAAATTGATTTGCGTACTTTGCAAGGTCGGCAAACTTCTCATTGAGGTTAGGAATACCGCGAAGCATTCCTTCGTTCGCTGCTTGCATGAGGTCGAACGCATTGACCGTGCCGAGGACTGCCTCTTGAGCTTTCTTGATTGCTCCAGAACTACCGCCTAGAGCCTTAAAATTGTCCGCTATTGCGCCGAGCTTGTCGCCCTCGCCGGCAAGGTTCCCAATGGCTTTAGAGATGTTGAGTATCTCGCGAGATACACCCTTTGCAAGCTCCTGCCCGAACCCCTCAAAGAACCCCCGCATTACCGAACCAAAGCCGGACGTTGCCTTCTTTAGAACGCCCTGAGCCTGATCCATATCGCGCTGAAGGTTTGCAATGTTTGCGCGTATATCAATCAGGAGATTGTACATCCCCTTGTCAGCCATTTTCCTCCGAAGGTGGTGGTGGAGCTTGCGGGAAGCATGACTTGAGAAGGGCGATCATTTCTTCCGCTGATTGCTCTTCGTTTTCTACTTCCTCATCTCCATAATCAGGCATGAACTGCTTAGGTGTAAACGGGGGATCGTCCTTACCCCTTGAAGTATTTGCAATTACCGACGAGATTATGGCCGCTCTAAAGTCAAGCCGCATATTGTCCTGGTCGTACCGCTCCGATAGCGCAGAGAATTGGGCAGGGGTTAGCTCCCAGAACTGCTCATCAGTCAGCCCAAAATCATAAACACCGATAGACCAGAGCGTTAGCCAGTCCATCTCGTCGTCGTTTGATTGCTCTTTGCCGCCTTTTTTTACTCGGCGGCCACGTCGTTTTTTATTTTTTCGGGGAGCTCTGCCTTCTTGAACATGTCTCGAACGAGCTGTTGAACATCACCGAGATGTTGACCAGTCATAAGGTCCGCAACATCATCGATTGACTTGCCGCTCTTCTCTCCACCGATTGCCGCCCATACGAGAGTGACGAGATCGGTAGCAGAGGCATTTACCCAAAGCATTGGATCGAGTCCGTTCTTGCCGGATGCCTTTTCAAAGCGAACAAAAAGAGAGAACGAGGGAACGAGCTTAAACTTATCCTCACCCAAGACAAGAAACGTCTCAGGTAGGGCGTGTTGTGCGTTATCCATAAACTCCTATTATGTCCAGGTCGGCCAGCCAGTGACCTTAATTGTTACGTTCGCAGATACCGCCTGTTCAAGCTCGGCAGATATCTCGAACCCAGTAACAATACCAGAAAATGCGAGAATAACCGTAGGACTAAATTGAAATTCAAGCCTAAAAGCTGTGGTTATTCCATTATAGAGGTCAGTCACAAGAAGCTGATGACCAGTGCCACCGCCATTAGGAATATAGTTCACAGTGAATGAGAGTGTTCCTGCATCGCGAAGCGTTGCAACGAACTCACGAACACCAGCGGAATCAAAGGAAGTTACCTCAGTGATTCCACCTGCGAGCCCAGGACCACGCACCCCTTTTACTTCTGCGATTGTGTTAAATGTTGTAGATCCGGGTGTGCTCTCTCTCTTGAGAACGCACTTCGATCCAGGTTTAGCTGATGTTGGCATTTATCCTCCGTGTTAGAACCAAGTAGGCCATCCAGTGACTTTGATAGTGACATTCGCTGATACTGCTTGCTCTAATTCCGCAGATATCTCAAATCCAGTGACAATGCCAGAGAATGAGAGCTCTGTGCTAAAGGTGTCAGAGAACGTGAAGTTAAAATTACGAGTCAATCCGTCCTCTGCATCCTCAATAAGAAGCTGATGACCTGTGCCGGCTCCGTTTGGAATGTAGTTCACTGAGAATGAAACTGTTCCCGCATCGCGAAGTGTCGAAATAAACTCACGAATCCCAGCGGAATCAAAGGAGGTTACTTCAGTAATTCCACCAGCTAGACCAGGTCCACGAAATCCGCGAACCTCTGCAACCGCCGTAAAGGTTTCACCGTCTACACCGCCTGAAAGAGATGCAGAACCAGCCGCAGCAATCGTGCCGGTTCCGTCTGATACTGCGCGAGCATCCCAGTTAGCAATGAAAGTCGCGTTTGCGTACAGAGCTGCGATAATCTGTGCAACGGTAGAGCTTGCACTGCCGCCGCCGTTAGTGGCGCTGTTGATTGTTACCGCTGAGGTGGTAACCGTTACCGAGAGAGGAGTATTGGTTCCAGAAACTACAATCGAACATGTCTTTGAGTTACCGGCAGTACCAGGCGTACCCCAGTAAAGAATGAGCCCAGAAGAGCCCGACCCCATAGTGCGGGAAGCCCTCACGGCAAGCGTGCCTGAATCCGCGTTTCCTCTCTTAAGTACACACCGTGAGCCAGTGATTGATCCCGTTGGCATATGCTCCTATAAGTTATCTTCAAATCAGTAATACCAGAAACGAGCCGAGCACGAAACGTGGAAGGTTTCGGTATCCGACTCGTACAACTCAATAAAGCTCCACTCCAGTACGTTATCAATCCGAATATCGGAGTAGGTTCCCGAGTAGCCGTGTAGTGCAACCCTTACGCTTTCCGCAAGGTCTTGCGTTGCTTTCGCTGTCTTACCCCAACAGTCAATCGAAATGACGGGCATCTTTAGCCCAGAATACCCAGTGAAGCTTTCAACCTGGTCGCCGTAGGTAGTTTGGTAGGTAATAGCAGGTAGGACCGGATTATCAGGCATTCTAACGCGATAAATGCGCGTTCCTACGACTGAGGAGACCGAAACGTCATTGGCTAGAATGTTGTAAATTGCGTCCTCTATCGTTGCCATTATTTCTTAGGGTTCATTATCTTATCTTGCGCTTTTTCAATCTGCTTTCGTATCTCAGGAACCAGATTCTCTTTCACAACTTCAATGAGCCTATCCTTCGCCGCTTCGAACGTAGGGCCAACGAATGGCCGGGCTGGAACGTGGCCGATTACCTCGCCCTTCCTCCCTTGCCCTTTTCTCCTTAGCATGTGCCCAAACTCGACGAACTTCGTATAGAAAACACCTTTTACGCCGGCATTAGCACCAACCTGATCCGCCCTTCCGCGCCGAGCTCTAAAGCCCTTCTTCATCGCACCCACGGGGTACTTTTCTGCGAACTTTCGACCCTTTGGATTACTGGTCCCGCCGACTGGAGCCGCTTTTTTTAGCTCAGGGACAATCTCCTGCGCTGCCCGAAACGTAGCGTTTCGCATCGCATTCTTCTGAAGATTCGGGCCTAGCTGCTTTAGTAGGTCAAGCAACCCATCGAGCCCCTGAATGAACTCATCATCTCGCATTAGTAAACCGCCTCCGCCGTAATATCGAGCTCTTCCTTGTAGCCAATCTCGGCAAGTCCAGTAATTCTCCAGGTTAGGCCGTTATAAACAATCTGCATCTCAGGCCCTACGTCATCACGGTAGTAAATGCGGAAGTTGCTTACCCGCATCGAGTGCTTTGCTTCAGTAGCGTACCGCTCATCCATCTTCATAGGCTTTTCGCTTGCCCATACCTTGCAGAGGTTGCGCCAGGTTGAATTAACGTCACCGTTATCGTTGACGGTGATTCGCTCCTGAATCGTTATGAATCGGTCCTTGCGCCCAGGGTTTTGCATGCCTACGCCTCATGAATCTTGTAGGCATCCATCGCAAAGTCGAGCGTCTTAGGGATATCCATAGCCGACCCGCCGCCAACTACTACCGGCGCTCGGTTCAAAAAGTAGTGAGATGCTAGAGCGATGACGACAAATCGGAGCCCCTCAGGAATACTCGTGTATGAATCTCCGTATCCCGCTGTAAAATTGACCCGCACCGCATCAAAACGGTCATCTGCTGTAGGGTAGCTCTGATTCTCCCTTACCATTACACGTGGACGAATCGAAGTAGTATCAACGTAGTAGCTACTAGCTGACCAGGTGAATTCGTTTCCACCGTAGTAGTAAAGAACATTTTGAACGCTCACCAGTGGTGATAGCGGTAGGAAAATAGGATAGTCAGATCGCGGGAAGAATGGCTCCTCTAGTCGCACCGTTCGTGAAATCAATGCCCGCCCAGTCTTAGACTCAACAACATGCGTTGCAGCCCTAACGTACATAGTTAGAAGCACATCTTCTTCGCTATGCGTAACTCGGAGTGAGCTTTTTAACTCTGCCAAATTCACGGCAAGAGCCAATGGAATCGAAGTTTGAACCCAGGGCATTACGCTCCGAAATGAAAAGTGGCCCCCGCCGACTTGCGACGAGGGCCTGTAAATTAACTACTAATTAGATCGCAACAGGCTGATCTAATCCTCCGTACCGTGCATCGGACAAGAGAGCAATAACGCATCCATTAACTGGATCGTTAGTTAGCTCTGTGCAAAGCAGGTGCACCCATGGCTTTGTCTCTGGAAGGTCAGCAGAAAGAACCTCAATCTCGTATATAACATCCTGAGCGGCAGTGGTTGCAAATCCGGTAGTTGTCGCATTAAGAACAGGGCCAAGCGCATCACTTGCGCCGGTTGTCATCCTACGATAACGAAACGGAATGGCTTGAGCGCCAGCCTGTGCACTATCTGTGGATGCAAGCACTGTGAGTGTTGCATTTCCAGTTGTTCCACCTTGCTGAAACACAAGAAACGTAAGTTTATCGTGATTAGCCATGCTGATGGAATCGGTCGCTGGGTTTGTGTTCCAACGGTCTGCCGCTGGAGCAAGGGCTTTGATTGGTTTTGCTACGTATTCACTTAACATATTGATTATTCCTTTAATTCTTTAGCGATAGCAGGGGCATTACGCCCCCACCATCAGTTTATTATGGTCGTGTTGCAACAACTACAGTCGTGCTGAGAGTGTTTGACCCCTTAAACGGTGTCAGTGGCGACCTACGAACTGGTTGCCCATCAACGCGGTAAGTGAACTTGAGCACCTGCTCATCCTGAAGGAATCGCACGTGAACAGACACAGCCGACTTAGGACCGCCCTTATCAACAACAACGTATGCCTTAGGATCGGTGAAGATGATATCTCCAACGGTTCCCATTGCCGAGCAATGCTCACTAGCGTACGCAGCCCTACCGAGAATGCGATCAACAGCGACCTCTTCTCTCATATTGCCAGTTGTTCCGCCCATGATCAAAACAGGGTAGCTGTTTGAACCGATTGTCAATGCAAGCGACATAAGCTCAGCTTCGCAACCTTGGTTATATAACCAGATTGCGCTGCCGCGATTTCGCTTAATCAGGCGAGAGAACATCTTCGATATGTTCTGAGCAACGATACCAGCAGCCGACTGAGATGACTCCTTCGCCTGAGTTACTAAGGCACCGTTCTGAAGTATTCCAAGTGGCTTACCAGCTCCGTTACCGTTAATGAAGGCATCGTCTAGCTTGAATGCAAGCTCTGACTGGAATGCTTGACTAACCCATGCGCCAAGGAATGGAGCATCAGCGATGATTTCCTCAGTGAGGTAAGCAGCACCAACGATCTTCTTGGTATTTAGCTCCATAAGCCCAAATCTTGGCTTAGTAGCTGCGATGTCATCGGCTTCGCCTTCCCAGTACATCTGAATTCCGCCTTGGCGAGATCCGTCAACACGGGAGGTCTCATCAACGTAAGGGATCTTGATTCCGTTGGCACCGTTGCTGAGAGGAAGACGTCGAACTTGACTAGCGAATGGTGCCTCTTGGTATCCGTTATCAACGATCTCGTTAGCGAAATCCTTCTGAACGAATACTCCACCATCTGCTCCAACGCCTTCGCCTATTCCAGTAGCGGTACGCATCATCTTGTTGCTCAGGTCAATCTTGGACCGAAGCTCATTTGAGCGAGAGCTATGTGGGTTCTTCTCAACGTGGATGATGGCTTGCATCTGCTCACCGAAAGAACGCCATACCTTGCAGTCGCCGTTCTCATCCTCGCCCTCGTTACGAGTAACCTGAATGGATACAGGCTCAGTCGTAGCTTTGGCACGCTCTTCCTTTTCCTTAGCAAGAACTTCAGCTCGCTCAATGTTTCTCTTGAGGCTCTTAACTTCAGCTTCGAGAGAATCAAATTCCTTGCCCTCGTCCTCGTTAAGTCCACGCTTCTCTTTCTGTGCTGTCTCTGCTAGTGATTCCATTCGCAGAACGGCATCGTTCAATAATTTTCTTAATTCCTTTAAGTCCACGACATTCCTATGGTTTTATACTAAACGTTACTCCCCTTTCTCCCAGGGTTTTGGGTACAACTGTGCTGTTTGGTTTGTTGAGCTGAGAAACGATCGATGGATCGTTGGCTGGCTACGTGATAACGCGAGCCGGATTCAATGGAACCGTTCACACTATCGCCTGATAATTCGAATATGCAGAATTAGAGACTAGCGCGCAAGCACCGAACTTTTAGAAGATACGAAGAAGGGTCAACAGTAACGATGACTGGAGCTTCTGGCTCTTTCGCTCGTTGCCACTCTTCGCGAGCTTGCTTGTATGTTTCCTCTGATGCCGACCGTAGGCCGACCGAGGTCTCCTGATACGCGGGGAAGGTAACAGGGCTCACATCGTAAAGGTCCACGTCAAGAATCTCGCAGTGGTCCATCACCCCGCGCTCTTCTGAGAATGTCCACTTTGTTCGCTTTGGAATAAACGCGAACGACATCTGATCAACGTTTCCATTCCGAATATTCTCGACTACATCCCTAGCCTGTTGAGTGTCGGGAGGCATAGTCTCGGTCCATAGCCCCTTCTCATCTTCCCTAAGTAGGAGCGAACCGTTCTTGGTTCGTCCAAGAACAATGTTCATGTCGTGATTGAATAGGCTTCGAGTGTCATGCTTCTCTTCAATCGCTCGAGTAAACGCACCGGGAGCGATACTCTCTTCGAACATTCCCCAGATTACAGTGCGAACATTGAACAATGCAGCGTAGCCGGCAATGACAGATGGTTTACCCTCTTCGCGGGTCTCGATTACTGGTTGGTGAGAAAAGAATCTTCGTTCAAGCTGGGGTTTCATACTCTCCATCAGTATAGTTCAAAAGGTTATCAGTCCAATAGTCACCAACTTTCATCTCATTGCGCTCATAGCCCATCGATGGATTGTTTTGCCACTCTTCTAATCGCTCGCCGATTTCTTTTCCGTAGCGTGCAACTAATTTCTCAATCCACATATCGGGTTCTGCATTGTTTGATACAAGAAAGAACGCTCGACCGATGGATCTGATGCAATTTCTTGTGAATTCGAGGTGATCTTCTAGGAATTTATCCTTCCAAACGATGAATTCTTCGCTGTTTTTGCTTCGTGCTGCGCTCTTTACAAGGCCGATTTCCTTCCGAATTACCCTCGCCCAAGCCTCTTTGACTGCTCCACGGAACGCAATTCGGACCTCTTCTGTGTCTTCTTCGTCCTCTTTTTCGGGCTCTTTTGGCTCAATTTCCTCTGTTTTTGGCTCATTTTGGGGCTCTTCTGGCTGAATTCCCTCCTGCCCAGCGGGAACCATGTTCATCGGAGAGAGGTATACATCACCCTCAGGGCCAATGGGATTCATGTCCTCAAGCATTCGAATGTCGTTGATCGAGAATAATCCCCATTGCCGCCCGGCAGTATAGAACGCAGCTCTTGCGGTAGAGTCACCACGCATCAATGCATTCGCCTGATGCTTTACGAAGTACTCCTCATCGTTTCCATCGAGTAGGTCGCGAACAATCGCTTGCTCCCACCGCTGCATCCAGGGGGCGAGGCAGTAAGAAATGAATTCTTGGGACTGCATTTCAATGTTATTGTTCGTTGATCGCGAGAGGTCGCCAAGCAGATGAGGCGGTACGCCGTATATGCGTGAAATTTCCTCAACTTGAAATCTTCGCTGTTCAAGGAACTGAGCATCACTCTGAGGAATGCCCATCTGACGCCATTTAAGCCCACCTTCAAGAATCGCCGTATTCCTTCCGCGATTCTCACCACCGTATAGCTTCTTCCAACTGTCGCGAAGGTTGCTCTTGGCCTGGTCGCTCATCGTTCCGTCGTACTCAAGTACGCCAGAAGGGAACGCCCCGCCCTCGAAGAAATTAGTTCCAAAGCTTTCAAGCGAAAGTCCCGCCTCTATCGCCTTTTTTGCCGCTGCAATTGGCGAGAGCCCAACTAAGCCCTCATCCCGATACGCCCTGAGGTGAAGCACTTCATAGCCAGGTAGTATCTCGTCCTCGCCGGCGTCACTCCTTACGACATAGACAACTTTCTTGCTCTCAAGCTTAGGGATAATCCGGGTTGGATGAATCGGATAGAGCTCCAACACGTCGCCCGCTCGATTGCGAATAATCTGAGCGTAGGCGTTACCATAGAGCAACATGTGCCCCGTCATCATCTCTCGAAATTCAAACGATGTGGTTTTAAGATTGTTAGGCTTAGTCTTAAGCACCCTATACAGTGGATGCGTAATTGCCTTCTCTTTGCCGCCGTCCTTAAGATGCACATAGGTAATAAGGGGTAAAGTCGCGAGATTGCCCGCGATAACCCGCACCGCAGCAAATACGGCTGAGAACTGTAGGGCAGTTTCCGGGGTAACAACCGTCTTGCCGCTCAGATTCAGCAGAAACGGTGATGTAAAGTAGCGATCATCGGGGATAGTCGATGCGTCGCGCTTGGTAAAGGGCAGGTGCAATCCTAGGATCTTCATCCGATGACGTCAAAATAAGACCAGTTAGTTGCAATCATAGAACAAGTGCCTAATACCCGGATAGTCATATTCCTTAAATGAAGGCAATCCCGCCCGACTCGTAGGGGCTAACCTTCTCAATCTTCAACACCGCCCGAGCCAATCCCATAATCAGTGCCACAATCCCATCGATTCTTTCCGCCGACTTCTCCTTATCGGGCTTTATGTTCCCGGCAGGGTCCATCTTTACCGAGACGTTATCGAACATCCACCGAAGCACCTCATTCCCATTGTGCCGGAGCTTGGCCGACATCACTTCGGACTCTAAAGACTTCATCGGTGACGACATACTCGCGAACCCTTGCCGCATCTCTACCACATTGAGGCCATCCTCTTCGCGTAGCTGCTGAACAAGGTGAACCGCGTTCCACGGATCGAAAGCAATCTCCTTAATGCGGTAGACTTTCGAGAGGTCGTTAATCTTCTTCCTCAGAAACGAGTAATCAATCACGTTCCCCGGTGTAGCTTCAATCAATCCCTGCTTAATCCAAAGTGGATAGGGTACCCGGTCCCGTCTAGCACGTAGGTCCGCGTTCTCTTCGGGTACCCAGAAGAAAGGAAAGACCCTATGGATGCCATTTTCCATCGGGAAAACAAGCGTAAGGGCTGAAATATCCGTAGTTGTAGAGAGGTCTAGGCCAGCGAAACACTCTCTACCGAGGAGCTTTCTGATGTCAAAGTCCTCTTTGCATGCGTCCCATCGCTCAACAGGTATCCATTTTGAACGGGAATTACACCAAATATTGAGCCGTTTGGTCTTAAAATTGTTCTGCGCTGCCGGTATTTCCTTTGCTTTCTGCGCTAATTCCCTTAGCTCATCGATGTTTACCGATACCCCAAGGTTTGGATTGCTCTTTATCCATACCTTTTCATCAAGCCAATTGTCCTCATCGTCCTGCGTATATATTAAAGGGAAGTAAACATCATCCTGCCGAATCCCCTTAAGTACTTGCTCCCCATGATTGCGGAACTCTAACGCGATTGAATCCGCCGTGTTGATTCCCGCCGTAGTAATCATCCACATCATCGGCTGCTGCCGTGCTCCCATACCCGTCTCGATAACGTCCACCACTCCACGGGTTCTGTGGGCATGAATTTCGTCTATTAAGCCGGCACTAGGGCTTAAGCCGTCGAGTGTATTGTGGTCGGCTGATAGTGGCTCGAACTTAGAAAACGATTCAGGCACCGAAAGATTGTTTCTAAAGACCTGAACCATCTGAGACAATGAAGGCGATACCTTAACCATCTTCGTTGCAGCACTGTGGATAATCCTTGCCTGATCCTTTGTCGTCGCTGCACTATAGACCTGAGCTCCTGCCTCACCGTCAGCTATTAGAAAGTAAAGCCCGAGGCCGGCAGTAACCGTGCTCTTCGCATTCTTTCGCGCTACTTCAATATAAGCACGACGAAACCGCCGAATGCCTTCACCCTTTCGCATCCAACCGAACGGGACCCAGAACATGAACTGTTGCCAGTCCTCAAGAACAATGGGGCTTCCCGCCCATTTTCCCTCGACGTGATTGCAGAACTGAAAGAAATCAAGGATGCGTTGAGCCGCATCAGGGTCAAAGTAGTACGGGAAATCCGGGTCCGACTCTGAACGCTCTAGGTCTTTTACGTGCCGCTCAACCGCAAGGCGGATGAATTTACACGTAAGGAGCCGACCGCTTAGAACATCGTCAATATATCGCAGTGCTGGATGCTGCCCGTCACTTCTTTCCACCAGCTAGATACTTTTGTAGCGGATCGCTCTCTCCGCCTTCAGCTTTTGCAGTGAGACGCGCCCGGCTGCATGGTGTCATACCGTACTCAGTAATGAACTGGCGAACGAAGCCAATGAACTGCGCCGCGTGAATTGCGTAAGGGTTACGCTCAGGGCCACTCTTCCCCTTAATCACACGCCCGAACTTATTCATATTCTCGTGAGCTATCTTTACTTCCGCTAAGGCTTGAGCAAGGGCAACCATACCAAGCCTATCAGCTTCAGTACCAACACGCATCGATGTGACAAGTCCGGTTATTTCGCGATAAAACTCTTTAGCATCATCGTGTAACCAATCCGGTGGTTCATCACCCGCTTCGAGTAGCGGGGATTCTGGTACGTCGTCGATTGCACGTTTACCAGGGTTCCCCGCTAAGAGTTTTAATGGTGGTGGTGTTGGTTTCCGACCTTTCATTTTACTTCGTTCTTATTTCATCCAAGTATTTAGCTGATACGCCATTTACTATTGTCCTATTTAACATCGGATGATCTTCATCATTAGGTCCCGTATCGCTATCGGGATGCCACGCCGTGACTAGTAGCTCTTCATCGTCAGTATAAAACATATGCTTGCCGTTCGTCTCTAAGAACCAGACAGTTCCCGGCGTAAGTGGTACTTCACCATCTGGAAAAATTGCTCTCCCTCGTCCCGCAATAGTCATTCCGCATCGCACACTTGGGTGTATGTGCATCGTTTGCCGGACATGTTTTGGAAAATGAAGGAGGTTAAAACAAGGATCGCCAATCTTTGGCGGTGCAATTATTAGAGAGTCTCTACAGCCATCAATGTATTTTAGCCTGCCGGTATCTTCTGCTGGGCCACCAATTGTATTTAGGTGTTTATAACCTTCGAGTTCAATTACAACGGCGCAATCGGAAAAGAGCTCTGCTGGCGTTTGTACCGCGAAATACATTCGTGGCTGCAAAGCGACTTCGTATGTATTATACTTTATCCTCCCTTCACTTAAGGTCATTCCGTAAATAGTTCCGCCCTCATTACTCGAGGCATAGTATCCATCAACGGCGGTTACCTTAGCTGTTCCCGCATTACTATTTCCATGAATTAAGCGTTCCCCCGATACAACTTCGGTTTCCCCCGGTCTAAGCATTCTCATCCTGGTACCCATCCTTTATTAAATGACTGGTGCTCCCTTGCAACTACATTAGGAAGTCCAGCTTTTTCAGCTAATCGCAATACTTCTTCATCTTCCATACCTAATAGAACGCAAATTTCATCAACAGTTCTAGAAGATTCAAGAAGCTCTTTTACAAGGTCTGCCATTGAGACTACGGCATGCTCACCTCTCGCTCGATTGTGCCGAATCGTTGACATGATACGATCCTCTCTAGACTTAAAGATTCGCACTATTGGTACTAATCCATTTGTAAGTCTCGCGACCTCTAAATCACTAGACGTTCGCCAACGATGCTCTCCATCAACAATAACAGGTTTATTCCCACTACCATCATCGAAAACAACAATTGGTTGCGTCCATCCGTCTTGAAGAATCGATACTTTAAGTAGTTTATGCTCAGGTGGGGCTTGCTTATTAGGGTTATAGTCATTTGGGGCAATCTCGTCTCGATGCACCCACTCTACCTTGCTTAACGGCTGACTTGCTAATTTACTTAAAGATTCCATTTTTCTTCCTTGCTCGAATCGCGTTGTTTGTCATTTTTTGTGTTTGTCTTCCGAACTTATCCCCACCAACCTTAGCCGCGATAAAAAGGTTTTTCCAGGAATGGCCTGTTAATGGGTCGGGTTCAACATCAGGTATCGTAGGTCCTCCACCTCTATTCTTATGATTCGTTATACAACTCTGGATTGCTTTCGCAGCTTCCGCCCTCGACCGTGGATCTAACTGCTGAAGTCGATTTAAGGTAAGGTCTTTCCACGTAGTCCCTTCGGGTAAGTCATCAGCCTTTACACTACACCCATACAAATCAGTATTTGCATATCTTGCCGCCGTTGCCGCCCCATGAACCCTATCGACCATCTTTGCCCATAGTTCCGGCCAACAGACTTTATACTTATAAAGACCACGAATAGGCTGCTCCCCATAAGGTGGCGAACATCTTTGAACCGATAATGGAATACCAGCTAGAGTCTGTTTTTCATACGCTCTATTGTAGTCCCATCCTTTAAGCTCTGGAGCTAACCATACATCCTCAGTCGCCCAATCGTAAATTGGATAGACATTTCTTGTATATGGGTACATATCTCCTGGGGGCATAATCCATGCGCGATCTCCTTTCTTATTTGCTATATGACTAAAGCGAGTAAGTGATTCTTGAGTCCTTATCCCCATTACCATAGCAACAGAGCCTTTTCGTGGATCGAATATCTTCCCGGATTGACCTGGAATACCACATCGTTTTGCTACTAATGGCGTTGTGATTGCGGTAGCTGGTAAGTCCCGCACCCATTTATCCTTATCTTCTGGAGCCCATGGGTACCAATAAGGCTGCTTAGTTGAACAAGCGTTCCTATGCTCTATAGGTAAGCAATACCATAGAAACTTTACATCATCTCTCTTACTAACGCGGTCAAGATACTCGACGGTATCGGGAGGAATTGCTTCTTCGTCAAATGTAAATACAGTTACCGGCAATTTCTTTTTTGCTGTTGCAACCTCGAGAGCGAGATTCATACATACAGTTGAATCTTTCCCTCCACTAAATGATATCCCGACCTGATCGAAGGTATCAAAAATGTACTCCATTCTTTCGAGCGAGAGAGAGTAACAATCTTTGTCAACATGCTGTTTTTTATTCAGCTTCATTACCTAACTCCTCTAACCAATTGCGACAAATTACTTCTAAGGCTTCACCAGTTGAGGTAACTCCCTTAGCCTTACTTATTCCAATTGCTTTTCTAATTACTACCTCTTGCTCTATAGAGACAGGGAATGACATCGTAAGTACGTTATCTGTTGTTTTATTATCGTCATTCGCCTTTTCCGGCACATCGTCACCGGCTTCGACCATAGCTTTAATCTGTACCTCAGCGAATTCGCTCTCAGTAAATCCGAGCATCTCTACTGTAAAACCTTCGGAAGATAGTTCCTCAATTTCGAGCTGAAGCAATTCTGAATTCCAGGCCGCATTTAGCGGGAGCTTATTATCAGCAATTGATAGAGCCTTAGCCTGAGCATCTGTTAGATAGTCTAGAATAATGCATGGTACTTTTTCTAAATTAAGAAGGTGTGCCGCTTCAAGTCGACCATGCCCCGCAATTATTGTCTTATCCGATTTAATTAGGATTGGATTCGTAAACCCGAACTCTCGAATAGAGGCCGCGATCTGTTGAACCTGTTGAGGCGAATGACTTCTTGTGTTGCGTATGTATGGAACGAGCTCATTGATTGCAACTTGCTCAATCTTTAACGCCTTATTTTTCTGCATTAAGTTCCTCTAAATTTCAAAGTTCCCAATTTCGCGGTCGTGTAAATAAGGACTAGCGGCGATCGGCAGCCGGTAAGGTATAGAGGATTTTGATCCCCCCTCCGTATCTCACTGAAATCACTCGCCGTTTTATTTTTCATCATGGGTATACCGTTGTTTGTCTTTCCATTTCCCCGCGCCAGCCTCTAGAACGATACCTTACCTCTTGACTCATCACTGCGCTTCACAGCATGGCATGCATCGCACAACGGCTGGAGGTTCGAGTCGGATAACCTCGCACCGCCTGAGCGAATGCCCTGGATATGGTCCACCATAGTGGCCGGTGTTACCCGTCCGTTCCTTCTACACTCTCGGCACCATGGCTCTAAGCGTAGTACCGCCTTACGCTTGCTCTGCCAAATCGCCGAATCATAGAACCGCTTATCATCACGTATCTCAGGCCGTGCGTTACGCTCTGCCCATAAAGCCTTACGGTGTAGGTCACAGTAGTTCCCTGTAGTGGCGTAGCCAGCACATCCACCGTGTACGCATGCTCGAGGGGCTTTAGTTGGCATGATACCCTGGTTTGAATAGACACTTACGCCCATCGCTATCAGCGAACACGAAGCCACCGTTAGCCACGCATGCCCTATCCTCGCTAGCCTCTCGCTCTCTGTTCTCCTTAATGACCGCACGCTGTGCTTGGTTTAAGTGGTAAATACCCCAAAAGCATACGGCAATCATCAGGGATGCAGAAAACCCAATAATCACATATTCAGCCCTTTCCATCGCTCTCCTTGAACACATCGGGCCTAATCAACGCACGAGGCACGCCCATCTCTTTCTCAATCCGTAACGCTACACGGACAGGTACAGGCAGTGAGCCACTGAGGTACCGGCTGATGGTGCTCTGGTCTATCCCTAGCTTCTCCGCCAGCTCTCGCTGTACGCCGCCTACTTTCCTCAGTGCCAATGCTATACCCTCGTTACTATCTGCCATTCTTCCATATTGCCACGCTACCGCATCGACGCGCAACCTTTTCCTTCCGTCTCTCTTCTGCCTCACGTACAACGTGGGTCATGATGACGCGGTAGAACCACTCAGGGTCAAAGGGAAGATGGTCGCATATCCACCGAAAGGAAAAGGGTATTCTTTCGTTGCAGTAAAAGAACTTCTCAGCTTCTCGCCTATGGTGCGTTTGGGTCTTAGCCTTCCCGACGTAATCGAGGATTGCACGCTCAACGATTGCAAGAAGTAGGTTGTGTTCGGGGAGTAGGTATACCTGGAGGTTGAGCTCTGACCATAGGGCCATCTGATGATCTTGTGGTTTCATCCCGTCCATAACCTGATGCGTACACGTTCACACCGAAAGGTATCAGGGAATGGTTAAACAAACAAATCAATTTTGATGGAGTAGTGGGTACAGAAGTAGCTCAGGGCCTCCTGCCAATCATAGGCCACATAACAACCGTAGCCTTGAGCTGCCATAGCATCGAGGAACTCTTGTTGCTCTTTGGTCACGGTGTTGGGTCGTCGCTTCATTTCAAGAATGAACCCGTGGTGTTCAGGGGTAGGTATCAGCGAGATGATGTCTGAGACGCCACTGAGCATGCCTTCCTTCCACGCCCTGAGCCGCATAGTCTTTGACCGTAGGAAGCCATTCGGTACCGCGAATGCCCAGCGTGCCGCCGGATGGTCGACTCTTCGGAGTATCGAGATAAGCGTCGCCTGGTGCCAGTGCTCTGAGTTATGGCCGCTTGGGAGCTTTGCAGGTTTGCGGGCTGAGCGTTCTAGGGCTCTCTTGGGGCGGTAGGTCGTTTTGGGTCTGGTTGGTCTTGGTGCCACTGTCTTGAGGGTAGCACCTGTGAGTCGTTTCAGGCTAGGTAGTACCAACCATGACGGTAGTTACTTCAGTGACAGTACATACAGTTCCTATTCTCTATATATTTCACTTGGTAGTCTTTTTGGTAGTTTTAGCCATTCCTACCATATTTACTACCATTTACTTCTTATAGTTCTTTATTTTACTGTCACTACTGTCACTAAAAAGAACTAGATAATAAAAACAATAGAATACAGGTGACAGTTGACCTGTACAGTGCTGTCACCCCTTACTGTCACTGTCATCGCTAACCTATTGAATGCTGGAAGCAAAGGACTACGACGGTAGTAATTCGCTACGCCTACCTCTACCGATATGGCTACTCAAAAGACTACCGAAACTACTACGAAAGTAGCATGGTAGTGTCATGTCACTAAATTGCTGTCACTAGCTGTCTTAGAAAGGAGGGTCTGAGAGGTCCTGTAGTGTCACTGTATCGAAGGCCCCGTCTTTATTTAGGACCATACCCGAGTACCCGCGCCCCATCCCGTGATGGTAGCTTTCCGCCCTTGTACCTATAGAGCTCTTAAGGCGCTTACTAAAAGACTCCTTAGTGCCCGTCCTGAACTGAGCACCTTGGCACCATTCTTTAAAGTAAGCCCAAATGTCATTAAAGGGGGCTTTAGCGTATGGGTCATTGACGAATGCGACACAATCACGAATGAAGCACTTAACCGCATCGTTACTGATGTCGATGTCTTCAACCATACGCTTTCCGGCTTCTGACTGAATAAGTTTCTCCCCGGCCATAATCGCCCTTGAGCCTTCGAGCGCCCAATTAAGGATACCGGGAATCTCTCCCTGAAGTTTCTCACCTAGCTTTGTATCCTCGCGACCGATAAAGGATTCCTGGAAGTCGAAGCCAATCATTCGGTTAGTCATCGAGTTCTCATCGTTGATGAAGTTCGGCATACCGTTGCAAACGAACATAATCTTGCATGGGAGTGTCTGAGTGAGCATAGGCATACCTTTCCTGTTGATAGGAATGGAATCATTGCCGGTAATGGTCTTGATGCGTTCTGTGGCTATGTGGCACTTATCCCCATGGGCCTTCTCAGCATCGTTAAAGATAGCGGCACGTTTTCCAAGCACGGACTCGAGGCCGAACTCGTTCCCGAAGGAGTGCATGGCGCATGCTGCATAATTGTTGTGTCCTATAAGGGACTCAATCACTCGCACGATGGTTCCTTTACCTGCACGAGATTTCCCTTTGAAGACGGCGAACTTTTGTTGACTCATATCGGCTATGAGAAGGTAGCCAATCCAACGCCGTAGGGCCTCTTTCTGCTCTTCGTCTTTTCCCCAGATGGAATCAAGGAACCATTTGAATGTAGGACAATCGGCTTCTGGGGTGTAGGGAAAGGGGAGGCAGGTAAATGAGAACCAATCTGAGCTATGTGGGTAAAGGTGCCCGGTGCTAATCTCGAGAATACCATTAGAGCAAGAGATAAACTCACCCGTGCGACCTGTGAACCAACTATCAGGCTTTAGTTCTCTATCGGGGTTAGTACCTTGGATAACGAGCTTAAGCATCTTTGTCATTCCGAGGAGCTGTGAGGCATTTACTAGCTTATGAAGGTTATTGTCCGAGGCTTCAATGTCGGCAAGGACAACGCCGGCCATTGCCTCATCGGTCATGTACTTCCATCGCCTTTCTCGTGGAATATAGCTATAGAACTGCCCCGAGGAAGCGATAGTCATCCTTGGATTGCGAGCGATAAACGTCTGAGCACAGATGACTGGGTGCTTTGGCTGATAAAGAGGTAATGGCGGGGGTGTTTCTTCAATTGCCGCCTCTATTTCTTCTTCGGTAGGCATATCGGGGAATAAGGCGTTTAATGCATTATTGCCGGGCTTATTCTGACAGTGTTTATAGGCATTAAGTATCTTTGTCTTTAGTTCCTCAGTGCTCCATGGCGGTATACACCTTGGATTATAGTTCTCGATTAGGACCTTAAGGGCCATTTTCTTAGAGAGCCCGAAGTCGGCACAGATTGCAGCGGCTCTATAGGTCTGATTATCACCACCCTTACCTTGTATTGCTTCCTCGTGCCCTTTAAGGACATCAATACATCTCTGTACATTTGCTTCTGAGTCATCGTAGGATAGGACGCCACCGTCATCACTTTCACGACTTTTCTTAAGGTTCTCGAATGCGGCGAGCTCGTTAATAATCCACTGAGGGAGAATATCTGCCTCATACTTTACATCGATTAGAGTAAGGCCGTTGTCAATCTTGTATTGGTCGCCGCTCCTATGAATACTTGGCCAGGTAACTACCTGTTTACCACCGTCAGCTAGTACATCAACGCCAGGGAATAGCCTGATTCTTGAGGGGACGTATATATCTGGTCCAGGGTGCCTGAAGTAGAGGTGGAGATTGTTCCCTCTGCGTTCAAGAATGAAAGCACCTAATTGTTGCTCGTGCTCGAAGAACCATGCTTGCCCTGATGCTCCATCGAGGTCGATGCAAACGATGCCGGATGACGCGCCGGTAATAACTCCGACATTCTGATTCTTCTTAGAGTTAAATTCAGCCGTAAACTCTGAAGGTGTTAACCTCCTATTTTGCCAATTGACGAGAGTGGGCTGCTTTCCTGCATCGCGTTTCCCGCACTTAGGGGAAGAGATAACAGTAACGTTAATACCCGCTTCAATATAACTTAATGCCGTTGAAAGGCATGATTCTTGAGACTCCGAGACCTCGACTTGCATAGGGCTCCTAGTTGTTGCTTGTTTTAGTGTTCAATGATTCTTCCAGAGCCCGAAGGCCGCGAGCAAGTACCTTATTGTTGGAAAGCATTAGTTTCTTAGAGAGCTTTAAGAGTAGTCTCTCCTCTTCTTTTGTTAGTCGTACGCTATGTGGTCTTGTTGGTTGTACCCAAGGTTTTTTTGTGTTCATAAATGACTTAAAAAAGTAGTTGCCTATTGAATCCCTATAGTGCTATAAGTTCGATCAGTAATCAACATATAAAGTGTTGCGCGAACGAATACGCACTATGGAAGAAAGGAACCCATTCCCATATCAGGAGGAAGGAGCAAGGGCACTTACCTCTTTTATTACCTCTAATTCATCTCGAGGCGCATTACTTGCCGACCCACCAGGGGCAGGAAAGACGGTCCAAGCTATTCTTACTGCTAGGTATCTTCAGGCATTAACTATCCTTGTAATCTGCCCCGCCTCTTTAAGATTAAATTGGCAAAGAGAATTCAAGATGTGGTGGCCTGAGAAAACAACTAGCGTTATACGCAAGGGGAAGGATGAGCCAGAGGGGGAGGTAGTTATTATCTCCTATAACCTTGCATCACGTAGCGAAGTCTCTACTTTGCTCGGACGAATGCAGTGGGACTTTTTAATACTCGATGAAGCCCATGCGTGTAAGAACCCAGCTTCGAATACTTCTAGGGCATGTCTCGTTACTATCTGGAACTCGTGCCGCTATCGCCTTGCAATGACTGGTACCCCAGTGCCAAACGGTCGTGCATTTGAAGCGTGGACGCTATTCTCGAGGCTGCTACCGAGTCGCTTTGGTGAATCTTCCCGTTACATAGAACGGTACTGTATTCCCGAACATACAGATTGGGGAGTCACGTACCCGCATAGTAAGAACCTAGAGGAGCTTGGCCGCATTGCCCGAGAGTACTTTATGGTCCGCCGTCGTAGGGAAGAAATCCTTGGGCAATTGCCTGACCTAATTCGGTGCCGTGTGCCTCTTGAGGTTCCTCGATTGAAGGTGCAGGATGCTATCAAAGATCTAGATGTCGATACCGAGGATGTCGTTTACTCTATAGACATGAACATCCCTCTTAGAAGTGATGCGTTGAGCACTGCCCGAAGGAAGCTAGGGATACTAAAGGTTGAGCCGGCTATTGAGTACGTAAAGAGCGTAGTACTTGAGGAGACCAACAAGGTCGTTGTGTTCTGCCATCATCGTGAAGTGTTCTTTCCTCTTCTTGAGGGCTTGAAGAGGGAAGGCGTTGTGTCGATTAATGGAACCACTTCTCTCGATGACCGACAGAGGGCAATTGACGCATTTCAGAATGATGACAAGGTAAGGGTGTTTCTCGCATCGATTACCGCAGCCTCAACGGGCATTACGCTTACGGCGGCAAGTACTGTGGTATTCGTTGAGGCCGATTGGGTGCCTTCAGTTAATGAGCAAGCAGAGGGGCGTATAAACAGAATCGGCCAACGGGCCGACCTCATGCGAGCGATCTACCTCGTAGTACCTGATTCGCTTGATGAGGCAGTGATGTGGAGCGTTCATAGGAAACAAAGGAATATTGGGAAAGTTTTACAGGAGAGATAAAATGGATAGAGAGGAAATTGATTTACTTGGGTTGCGGTCGGTCATAAAGCGACATGGAATCAATGCCGCTACACCTATGGTGCAGTCGTTAGCGGACGTATGCCAGGAGCTTCGAGCAAGGATAAGGAAGCTTGAAAGCGAAAACACCCAAATGATGTGGGAAACATTGGCATTAGAGGGAGAGGTTGACGAACTCAAGAGGTTCATCAAGAAGTTTGAAAATTAACTGTACCCGATGCGACCACGCGCCCAAGTCCGGGAAATGGTCATTAGGGGAATGTGTACGAGGAGTACATAGTATGGGAAAGGATGTATACGGCGAAAGATTTAACACACCGATTGGGCGTGTAAGTTATCCGCATGTGTTTAAGAAGGGACAGGGTAAGGATGGAAAGGAGGGGAAGTTTGAAATAACGCTTCTACTTCCTAAGAAAACTACCGACATTGCTGACCTAGAGAAACGCATTGATGAGGTTGGGACTAAGGCATTCAGTGGCGCTTGGGTCAACATTAAGAAGAAAAAGCCCGTTGTCAGAGATGGCGATGAGTGGGCCGACGAGAAGAAGGCAGAAGGGAAGGATGCTGAGGTCTATCGTGGTAACTGGTACATCAAGGCACGAACTTCGAAGCGACCTGGTGTAGTTGGTCCTGATAAGACCCCGATTGCTGAGGAGGATGAGCTCTTTTACGGCGGCTGTTACGCAAGGGCTAATGTGACCCCAGGCAGTTATGACAATGAGTCAAAGGGGGTTACGCTCTACCTTAACGCGGTCCAGAAGGTAAGAGACGGCGAAAGGTTTGGCGGTGGAGGCGTTGATCCTGATTCAGTGTTCGATGCCTTTGAGGATTCAGCGTCATCGAGCACGGAGGAAGATGGCTTCTAGTACTAAGAAGGAAGTTAAGGGAGCGCCGCCGAAGGGCGGTGCCCCTACAATTATCACAGAGAAACCAAAGAGCGACCACGCATTTAGGAGGCATGCGCTCTGTAGTGCATCGAGTTCTGAGAGGTGGTTGAATTGTCCAGGATCGGTGTCTCTCTCTTTACAGGCTCCACCGGATAAACCGAGCCCAGCGGCGGCTGAGGGTACGAGGTGCCATGAGCTTGCAGAGAAGATACTAGAGGAGTGGGCGAAGAACGGAAGGAAGCTCGACAATGAACTAATTGAAATTAAGCGTAGACGCTACTCCGACACTAGGGATGAAAAGACCGGATGGGACATGGTCGACTATGCGATGACATACGTAAATACATGCATAGCGACTATAGAGGAAGAGTTCGATAAAGGGACGAAGGTTGATCATCGCCTCGAGCATCGACTCACACTTAATGCCGATATGAAGATGTTTGGTATTGCCGACTTTCTTGCTACGGGATTTAAAGGCGGTGAGCCGTTCGGGGTTGTGTGTGACCTAAAGTATGGAAAGACGAGAGTAAAGGCAGATGGGAATAGCCAACTAGCTTTTTATGCCGTTGCGTTAAAGAAGAATAGTAAGAAGGCCCTAAAGTCTGTGAAGGCTAGAGTTGTACAGCCTCGCATTGGGCACTGGTTATCTGAGGTTGAGTATACTAGTGAAGAGTTAAACGCATGGGATGAGCGGTTAACCCTTGGGGCTGAGAAAGCATTGCTTCAAATTGGAAGCACGAAACCAGAATTAAAAACAGGAAAGTGGTGTTTTTTTTGTCCCGCATCGAGCATTTGCTCAGCGAAAGCGAATGAGTCAGTGACTTGTTTTGATGAGGTGACTAAGGATGATATCGGTATCTTTGGATAGAGGGGGAATGAGTAGCAAAGGAGTCAAACTACCAGGCGAAGAGGGCGAATGGGAGCCGTTTGAATTCACGTTTACTGGAGAGCCTGGTGATAGTGCGATGGTTGAGATCCATAATTGGCCGGGGTCGAATAACGTGCGGGTGTATGTGCGGGTGCGAGAGGCGGAGGCGGTGAAGCTAAAACCTTTCGATGCTGTATCGGTCCACCACCATGGGCGTAATGTGATTTGGACTGGTGAGACAGGGCAGTTTGCAAGTGGCCAGGTGTGTCATATTGGCAAGGATGACATGGGCAATGAGACTCGGTTCTCACTTGAAGAAGTCGTGTTGGTATGGCGCAACGGTGAGGTAGTATGGCCGAAGTCCTAACCCCCGCAAGCCTCAAAGAACTCATCGACGCTTACGCCGGTGATGTTGCTGATGTACTGCCAGTACATATCGGGGATGCCGCGTACTCGCCATTGGCGTAAGGCGAACTGGGAGACATCTTTCTTGAACGATTCGGTGAGCTTGTAGGATAGAACGATGTCGCCGCCAGCTAGTGAGATGACGCGATCAACGAACACTCTGTTGATTATTTTTTTTCTCATTCTTTTATGTTGACACGGTATGCAGTTACGTGTCAACCTGGAAACGCATTAAACATAGGAGGCAAATGAAGAACTTACTTTTATCAACCATAATTCTCTTGTGTACCGTCTCATCGGTACAGGCTCAATCATGCTACTCGATATCTCCGGGGACGCTTGCAATCAATCACCGCGTTGGGATACTTCGAGGCGTGAACTTTACTGCAACGGTTAGTTGCTCACGGTTCGCGCCTATCTTTGTCTTTTGGCGTGGCGGTGCGATGTGTGAGGGACGAACGTTCTATGGTCGCACGTTCTCGGGGATGCCGTTTGCATGCAGCGTGCGAAGCATTCGGAGGACCCGATGATGTACGAGGTACGTAGTCTTGATGGCGCAATCTTTGGAGTAGGACCGACTGAGCTCGACGCATGGATTAATGCGTTACGAAAGCGAGGGAAGCTTACTGACCTAAGATGCTTCTTGAAGTTGGTTCAGGCTATGAAGGAGGAGGGCACAACTCTGACTGTGTTGAAAATCTCATGAGCAGCGAACTGGACTGCACCCGAAAGCTCACGATGATCGCCAACACAGTCCACGGCGAAAAAGAGATTATGTGGGCTATGAGGGCAACAGACCTGATTCTTGCGTTGCATGATATTCGGGAGACATTTGTTCGCCTTAGGAACGATGGCGACACGGAGCCCGAGGTACTGCTTGGGGAGAATGGTTACGAGATAGTAAAACGTGCTCTTGATGACTATGGGCTTATTGACCTCTTGGAGACCGTAACCTAATGGCAACGAGAACCAAGGGAGTACCAACTGCACTTGATGGCTATGTTGCCTACCCCAGAGAATGCCGTGACCTCACGGGGAGGTTCATCGGGGCACTCACGGTGATGGGATACGTAGGGACCGATAAGACGTGTAACTGGTGGGAGTGCCTCTGCACTCAGTGCCTAAGAGTCGTACGGATTAGGGACCAGCACCTAAGAACGGGAGTCGTGAGAAGTTGTGGGAAGAAGGGGTGTAGGGCAGAGGCGAAGGTTTGGAGGAAGCTTATGAAGCAACAGGCGAAAGGGTGCCGCAGGATATGACCGACTAACAGCGGAATACAGTCCCGATACTCGGTTCAAGTCCGAGGTTGTTTCGAGAATCAATCGGGGAGTAGTGCGCTCCTAAAGTAGTTGCACCTGGACCGTTGAGAGGCGGTTTGCTTATGGGCGAAGACATTTTAGAGAGTTTATGAGGATGCCCGCGCAAGACCCGGAAACTCTTTCGACACCTTAGCTCTTTCGTGTCGTAAAAGAAAAAGGTGAGCCGTGCGGATGAGAGGCCGCGTCTTATTGAGCGTGGGAGAAAGGGGAAACAACCTCCCCACGTTCACCACGATTAACCCCCGCAATTTTTCCGTAACCGTCTTGAGTTAACCGTAGGAGCATTATGATCAACGAAGAGAACCACCTCGACGCATTCATCGTCATGGTACTTACCCTTTGCCTTGCCCTTACCTTATTCGAGATGTTCTATGGTTAACTTCAATCGATTACCACCACTTCAAGAGGACGTTCACTTCTACGAGGTCGAAGCCCCGCGATTGATGCGAGAGGCCCTCGCTGAACTTGCAGCCGACACTGAGAAACATATCACTATCGACATCGTGCACGGTGCATCATCGATGCTCGTGGTGTTTGACCGCATCATTAAGCAGAGGCAGAGCGAAAGATGACTCAGTATCGATACGAACGAAACGTACAGAGTGCCTCCCAGAGCATTGTTGACGTTGCAGCGCGTGGTGACCTTGAGGACCTTCGCGCTCATGTAGAGAACTTACTTCTGAGGGGCGGATACTCTGCGCCAAACCTCTCGTTTGTTCTTGCAAGAGCACTCGCCGCAATGGATAAGCGATGCGAGTTCTTCGAGGTTACGTTGCATGATGCGATGAACAACCATCTTGATTACCTTCTCACACTAGGACCGGAGAAGGTCAGCAGCGAGCACATTGAGGGAGCGATGGAGCTTTACAACCTCGTCGATTTACTAGTGAAACAATATAAATCAGGTGCGTGATTCTTTTTTGTTGACACCATAGAGGAAGGTGTGGCAAAGTACGAATACCGAAACAAAATAAACATGGGGGCACATGTACGAAGAACGAAAACAGGATGACTCTCTTGAGTCACTCTCTCCACCGCAATCACGGCCACTCAACATATATCTTAACGGCGACTCTATCGCCATATACTGCCGTGATAAGCCAATAGTCCGCGTAACTGCTGAGGACTATGACACTCTCTATAGTGCAATCAATCTTCTTAACGGGATTATCGGCAATGAGCTTTCTCTCGAAGAGATTAGGGAAGTGCGTAATATCTTATTGGAGGTAGTGGGGTCATGAAGACTGTTGTGATTGATGGGGTGGAGTATGAGGAAGTAAAGCGAGAGGGTTCATTCTTGGAAGGTTGGATAATTGCTTTTCAGCCCCTTCCTCCCAAACGAAAGACCATCGTGCAAGTAGCGGCGGATGTGCATGAATATAAAGAGGATGAATATCGAAAGCTTTACCTATCTAGCACCGCAGTCTACGACTACATCGAACAACGCCTACAGGCCATCGAAAAAAAGCTGGAGGAGAAATGAGCAGAATCAACTGGGCAAACCTCGCTGTACTTCTTTTTTTCGCTGCGTATTTTTCAGCGGTAGGCTACGGGCTCGTCTCGCTTGTGCGATGGATGGGAGGGGAGGGGTGAGCGAAGAATCAAAGATTGCATACGGGTGGTGTTTAATTGGCATCAACGGGCACCCAGTTTCCGATTCGGTATCAGAACTACCGGAAATTGAGGAGCGAGAGCAGGAGTGCGTAGTGATGTGGCGGCATGACTACGAGCACTTAACCGAATCTCTGAAACATCGTGAGGAACTGTACTGGAAACTTACGGCTGAGTTTGACGCGATGCGGGGGGAGCTGGTCACGCTATCGAACGCAATCAGGATGCTCGACAACTACTTGGCAAACGATGCCCAAATGGACCATGCGCTCGAACTGGAGGCGCTGAAGATTTCGGACAGGTATAAGACCACGGAGGACCATGACTAACGACGACGAAGGCCAATACTGGGCAGAGATGCAAGCGGAAGCACAAGCAGCAGAGGCCGAGGCAGCAATGGCAGCGGAAGCAGAGTATCAGCAGGAGATAGAGCGACAATTGACCGTTGGGCAGATGTCTGACATTCAATGCCCGAAGTGTGGATGCAGAACGCTGATTAATCGGCGTGGTGATGTTTGGTGCTCGTTTGTTGGAGGGATAAACCAGGCGGCCTGTGATTACTCGACCAAGATGCTACCGGAGGAAATACAGAAGCTCGTTAGTAAGCACTTTTGGGAGCTGTTGGCATGACTAACGACAAGCAAACAGCGGAAGAGGCGGCGAGGGGGTATTGCGACCAGTATTCTTGGAATGACCCACGAGAGGAAGATGCCGAGGCCGCTTTCCTCGCTGGCGTCCGCTGGGCTCAAGAGCGGGAGAAGGTGCTTTGGACCGGATGGGCAATGATAAACAACGACGGCACGATAACTCAGGACTCGCCTATTCTTGACACCGAGCCTTGGAAGACGGGGAAGTATGTTCGTGTCAATATTGTGGAGGTACCGGAATGAAGAAGCAGAGGGAGCCGAGGGCGATGTGGTTTGTGTTTAACGACGAGCGTAATCATTCGTTTGTGACGTACGATTGGAAAGAAGCAAGAGCTTGGAAAAGGCATGGGTATGCTCCAGTGAAATACGTGCGCGAGGTTAAGAGGAGAAAGAAGTGAGTAACTTTAATCCATTTGGGAATGATAGCCTTGGATGGTGGGCGGATACATCAATGCTGATAGGCATATTCTGCGGTATTGTTATTTACTTTCTAGGATGGGGCCTTTTTATCGCCTCGCCACTTGTGCTGGTGTACCAGGTGTTTTTTAAGTAACGGAGGGCCGAGAGCGATGAGCAGCGATAGCGGAGAGAGTGAGGTGGTAATGTCGATAGACGGCGAGGGGAATGGATTTTTTCCGCTGTGTGATTTCTGTGAGTCGCACTATATCTCGGATTCCACGTGGTCGGGGGAACTGTGGAGCGAAGAAGATGGAGACAACGAGCCCCCGGAGGATTCAGTTCCATGCGTCGTGTTGTGGCCTAATAGCTAGGTCGGAGATTTTAGGATGGGTATGGAAGGGCGTAAAATCATTCAAATAGCAATTGGTGACCTCGGATACATCGTAGCCATGTGTGACGATGGGACTGTGTGGTTTCGTAGGGGAGTTTGGGACAATAGCGATCCGTGGTATCAGATACCGCCTATTCCTAGAGTCGAAGAACTAACCCCGCCTAGCGAGTAAGGAGAAGTATGCCCGACAGAACAAAGACACACGGAGAGTACAAGGACCAAGCAGAGATGGCCGAGAGATTGCGAGAGACAATGCGCCTTGGATATCCAAGGTTTCCCAGGTACCAGAGTGCTGCACTGACGTTGATTGCGGAAAAGCTTTCTCGCATCATCACGGGCGATAGCAACTTTGAGGACCATTGGCTCGACATCGCGGGCTATTGCGAACGAGTTTTAGAAATATTGCGTAAGGGGGCACATGGAAACGAATAAACTAGTAGCAGCAAGGAACGCATACGTTTCCCAGGTACTTGAGTGGCGACAACCGCAGATGCCGGAGACCACGGAGTACATTTATCAGCTAGAGCAATACATCGGTGAATGCGAGCACTACCTCAGAGCATTTCACAAGCTGCCGCCGGTGACCGACCTACGCTCTTATGCGTTGAGCAAAGAACCGCTCGTGCAGGTCAGCGACAGCGGCAGCGAAAGTGGACCCGCGACCGTTGACGAGAATGTGCTCCTCGCTACTGAAGAGTTGGCACAACCACTGACTCCCAGTGCTACGGGAAGCATTGAAGTCCATCGAGAGCCAAAGCCCCTCTTCGACGCATCGAGCGTGGAGAGTGGAAAGGAGTTCAGCGGATTGAGTATCGAAGAGTCGAGGGGCGGGCATGTTCCTCCGAAGGATATTGACTCCCTTCAGTATCTCATAGACCTCATCACCGACATAGAGCTTGACATGACCAACGCATTCATTCACCGTGAGAAGAGTATCAATAGTGTGATTGACGGCACCATCACGGCTGTGATTAGTGCAGTCAACAAGGAGCGTATACGCGTAGTCTCGCAGTTTGCCGCGACGCTCCGGGAAAAGATTTCAGCGTCAAGAGGTTTCTAGGTTGCCTCCTTCCCCTCTTGACGTTGTTTCGGCCTGTGTGGTCCCGAGCAGGTAGCCCGTAAGGGTTCGGGGCTCTTAAAACACCATTATTTCTTTGCACTTTTTGTGCTTCTCTAGTTATTCCGCATACTTAGCAAGATGCTTTTTTGTTGACACTTCTTCTGCATTCGTGGCATCATAACTGTATTGAAGATGAGCGAACCGAAACGCGCTCGAATGGAGGAAAAATGACAATCCGATACCACATCAAAGTAAGCACCGAGACAACAGCAAGCAAGGCAGCTCAAGGTTACGGCGCATTCGACGGCGTGACAATAGTGTCAGCATGTCTCGACACTCTCAGATTGGACGTAAACGAGGACGACGCTGAATGGCTTGAAACCGTCCTCGACGAGGATACCGATGTAGTAAGTTACTCGGCAGACTAAACGACTACAACGCCGGAGCAATCCGGCACCTGGAGGCAAAAATGAAAAAGCACGCAATCTGGACAGCGTACAAACAAGGTAATCAGTGGGTAGTCAATGACGGTATATACACTAGCCCCCTACATTACAGCGTTAAAACGTTCCGCGATGTTCAGGCTCAAGCGAAGCACGTTGAGCAACGAGACGGAATCAAGATAACCCTTAAGAAAGGCAAGTAAGAAACAACGCCGAGCCCCCGAAAGGCTCGGCAGCATGGAGGCAAAGATGAAAACATTCAACGCTCAAGATTACGCAACGGAGTTTTACGACGGTTACTGGTCGGCACCCGAGGTCCTTTTTGCAATTGAACAGGTTGCAGAAGAGAAACTACCTGGAGCATTAGCGCAAAAGATTTGGGCGGAACCTGGACCGGATGAGTTCGTAAGGGTTGAGGCCATGGCGTTCACACTTAACACCACCGACAGCATTTTACGTTGGGGCATGTCTGAGATATACCGCGATAGAGTAACGGCATAGGAGGCATCATGAACAAAGAACCGAAAACAACACACGCATGGGCATGGTCAGACAATGAGCATCCCGAGCTTCGCAACATATCCAGGACAAAGTACTGCCAGGAAGTTGGACCGGTAGTCGTTATCTGGGAAGATGATTACGAGGCAATGAGAAAGGAATTAAAGCAGCTTCGAGCGTTAACCGCCGAGTACAAAGCCCTAATCAAAGTATGCGAGCGATGCGGAAAGAAAGACTTTCATGAGTTCGTGCGATGTGGTTCATTGGGGCTGGACTACTGCGAATCGTGCTACGACGAAATGTGTCCGAAGTAACACGGAGGCCAATGCACCAAAGTAATAAACTACGCTGCCGCCTGCATCGCGGACTTCTCGAAGAGTCTCTTGCCACTACGTTCGAATTCTCCACGCTGGAGCAGTTGGCCGAGAACCTTAACTGCAAACCCCGCGAACTAAAGTTTTCATACTACGGCTATGATGACAGATGCGATTGGGATGTTTGGCTTGTATTTGAAAACGAATTCCCTATTGCTATGATTGATAGACTGATACCCACAGAGGCCAATGCATCACAACCTTGAAACCATCACAATCCGCGAAGTAGCTTTGACCTACCCCCGCCACGTTGAGCGATTAAAGAAAGCCACGGGTCAAGAAGATGCCGCAGCCATTGTCCGCGAGATTGTCGCAGGTAGACCGCAGGAGCATTTTATTGTTCTTCACCTCGACACAAAAAACCAAGTGGTGTCCTACTCGATTGCGGGAATCGGAACGGTTGACAGTTGCTTGATTCATCCCCGAGAAGTTTTCGGCGTTGCTCTCCGTGCCAATGCCTCAAATATCATCATCGCTCACAATCACCCCTCAGGAGATTGCACACCGTCGCCACAGGACCGCGAAGTAACACGACGTTTGAAGGATGTAGGCGAGATTATAGGATGCCAAGTACTTGATTCTCTTATAGTTTCTCAGGAGTCGTTTCATTCACTCATGCACTGAAAGAAATGATTCTTTTTTGTTGACACCTATCTTTAAGGTGTGGCATCATAACTATATTGACAGTGAGCAATGCCGAAACGTTGCGAGCTGGTAAACAAATGAATGGAGGCAATATGCAAGTAGCAGAAACAATTCTTTCCCAACTCGGTGGACGTCAGTTTATCGCAATGACAGGTTCTAAGAACTTTGGAGGAACTGAGAACTCTCTTTCTTTCAAGCTCTCTCGCAACAAGGCAGGAGCAACCCACGCAAGAATCGTACTTACCCCGATGGATGAATACGATTTTGAGTTTCTTGCAGTCCGAGGAACAACGGTAAAGACAGTGAAGAAGGTAGAGGGTATTTACTGCGACCAACTCAGAAGCACGTTCGAAGAAGTAACAGGACTCTATACTTCACTTTAATGATACCGCCCCCGACCGAAACGGGGGCAACTTAAACAACAACATGGAGGCACATGAAAACAGCAGAGCAATTAAAACACGAAGCAGAGCAAGCAAAGAAAGCAGCAGAACGCGAGTTCCAAACATCAGAGTACCCACGACTAGGAAAAGCAGCATACACCGGACTCGCTCATGCTCTTGAGCAACAAGCCGAGGTACTATCTCAACCAGCACCAGAGCCCAAAGACTCAAACAGCTACGAAGAGCGACGAGCGGCAAGGCTCGAAAGACTCCGACGCCGTGCGGCACATCTTCGAGTTGAAGCAGCAAGGGCAGATGTTCGAGCCCATGACATTGGAAGAAACATCCCTTTCGGTCAGCCGATTCTAGTTGGTCACCACTCCGAGCGAGGACATAGAAACGCAATCGAGAAAATGCATCGTTCCTACGAGAAGGGGCGAGAGCTACGAGATGCCGCAAGCGATGCAGCACATGCAGCAAGTGCAGCGGAAAAGAACAATGCTATATCTTCAGATGACCCAAGAGCCATCGAGAAGCTATCGCAGAAAATCGCGCATCTCGAAAAGGAACGCGAGGACATGAAAGCCTTTAACAAGTTGATGAAGAAGAACGACATCGAGGGCATGAAGGCGCTAGGGTTCTCAGAGGAGAGAATTCACAAGCTCTTGAATCCTCAGTTTTCCTACTACGGAAAAGGCTTTCGCCCCTATGAGCTTTCTCTGTGTGGTGCAGAGATACGCCGCTGTAAAGCACGGATTGCCGAGATTCAGCGAAATCAACAAAGTACGGTAATCAATCACACCGCTTCATGGTTCAAGGCGTTCGAGGACCAAGGCGAGAATCGTATATGCTTCACCTTCGACGGCAAGCCAGCCGAGGAAGTTCGCAATGTGCTAAAATCCCGAGCTTTCAAGTGGTCACCATACCGCACCGCATGGGTTCGCATGATTAACGCATCGGGCCGATACGCAGCAAAGGACATCATTGCAGAACTGATAAAGCTTAAAGGCGAATAACCAAGGAGGACCCCACCATGCACCGCTACACAATCGAGAAAGTACAAAACATCCGCCGCGTTTACCTTTATGAGGTACTCGCACCGAGCGAGGAACTAGCGTTACTCAAGATGAACGAGGTCACCCCGGTAGGGGTAGACAATGACCTTGAGTCCGAGGAGGTCAACGTACTGAGTGATGAGAACCTAGAGGAATAAGGAAACGCCCCTGTAAAATGGGGCTTAACACATGTTGCATTGTTGTAGCGTTAACCTGAGATAGCCTATTGGCTTCGGTGTCTTACCTGTTGTACTCTTTGTCTGTGATTGAACGTACTTGCCTTGGATGCGCATCTCTTTTTAGAATTTCGAAGCCATCTCGCCAACAGTATTGCTCGCAAAAATGTCGTCTTGCGACAAAGCAACAGAGATTCAAGAAAGCAAATCCTAATTATTGGACTTCTTGGGAAAATGCAAACCGTGAAAAGCGTCGTGCTCAAAATCGCAGACTCTATTCACTTGACAAAACCAAGCACATTGAACGATCAAAACAATGGCACGCTGCTAACCCCAATTACCGACGAGAATATAAGCGACGAAACCGCGAAGCGATTAACGCTGCGAATCGCAATTATTACGCACTCAACATCGAGCAAATAAGACTCTACCAAAAAGCTTGGCGGATGAAGAATGCCGATAAACTTCGAGCATTAGCAAAAGTATACCGAGAACGGGATATCGCTAAAACGAGAGCACAGACTCGTGAGTATCACAGAAAACACCCACACTGGAAGCGTGCAAGCGAAGCACGGCGAAGAGCCAAGAAGAAAGGTGTCACGCCGGAACAGCATAAACAAGTTCTAGAGTTTTATCGTCATGTGAGTTTAGCAGAAGTAATTGAGTGTGTTTGGTGTAATAAAAACATACCAAAAGGACTAAGACACGTTGATCACATTGTGCCGCTTTCTCGCGGAGGTCTTCATCGCAGGGATAACTTATGCTGTGCATGCTTTGATTGTAACGTGCGAAAAAGAGACAAACTTCCCGATGAATGGCTGAAGGAAATTGGGAAACCCTTAGACTACCTTGCGTCAGTGATAGCAGAATCTATAACGCCGGAATCTGCTGAAACGTAACGGAATCAGTTTCACGCACGTAACTGAATCGAATCCACCAAGCACCCAAAGCTTTAGGCTCGAAGCCTTTTTCTACAGCCCACCCGTAATCTTCGCAGCCAGTATCATCCTTGTACGATGGGCATCCAAGTAAAAGAACTTTATCTTGATACGATTGCCCATTCTGTGAAATGCGGTAACGAGCGGCAATATCACTCCAGGAATTGTGCGCGTGACCAGTCACAATAACATCCGCATCGGGATGAGTTCGAAGTCTCTCGCGTTGTGCACTGAGGTTTGATGCAGATTTACCTGAGCTGTGACCGTGATGGTAGTGAAGATTGATTTCACGACAAGTAACTCCATCGCGTCGCTTAAAATTGAATTGCACCCATCCTGCATATGCGCCGTTAAACACATTTGCCCCTCTTGAATTGAGCAGCGTAACGACTCTTTCCGTGGGACAAAATTCATGTTTCTCGGTCATTTTAGTCTCATGGTTACCTTGAGCCATTACTGCAAAGGAATTAGCATAAGGTTGTAACCATTCAGCGTAGTCGTTCACGACTGCATCAAAGTAGTTGGGGACCATATGTTCACTTCGAACGCTTCCTTTATACGAGCGAGGATCGAATTTGCCTCCCATTAGGTCCAGGGCATCGCCGAGGTCACAGGTAACAGCCCCGCGTTCGATTGCTTGTTTCAGATGTTTCTCTTGCAACTCTCTGTTGCTTTTTGGCGAATCCCAATGACGATCAGAAGTTATTAGAGCCCAGAAATCCCAATTGTGGTTCCGCTCTATTTCAACGTCGATTCTAAAGACGTTTCTACTTCGTTGACTTACCGTCCACGTCTTCTTGCTTTCGATACCCGAGACGCCAGAGCGTCCTGGTGATGTCGATTGCAACGGCTTCGACCCATTCTTCTGATTTGTGCCAATCTGCCGCGTGGAGGATTTCGTGGATGACGACTTCGAGCGTTTCTTTTTCACTCATTCCCTGTTTGACGCGAATCACCCGACCGGGCTCCCGTGGGTCCTCGCATTTGCCCATCACGGCATTCCCCAAGAAAGGGACGAATCGAAGTTCGTATCGTTTTCCTAGGATGGTGATGTGCATACTCGCCTGCCGTTATGGTTGCACAATTTCACGCGTCTAGGCTAGTAGGGTAACACCCTGCGCCGCTTTCTGCGCCGCCCACAAAAAAACCCCGGAATTTCCCAGGGATTAATGGACAGTTAGCGGATGGGGAGGAAGTAGAACCTTTTCAGCATTGTCTAGTTTTCCTGTGAATTTACTAGACGACCACCCGAACTGTGCCGACCGTTTCCGACGCTTGCCAACGCTTACTGCGCCGCATTCTGCGCCTTTTCCCAGTCTGATTCAGTGACAAGGAGGTAACTCTTTTGAGCTACCTTCGGGCTATTGCCTAGCCAGGCACAGACCACCGAGAGGGGGAATTGCCGCTCTAGTTCCGTTTGCCGCGAGGCCCTCATGCTGTGGAATAACCGTGCCCAGGGCTCGACATTGGCTTTCTTGAGCTTCTTGAGGAACTGGGTCCTAAGGTTCGCATTCCGCCAGCCCACGCCGGTATTTGCCGCTGCACGGTATGCGGGCTTGTTGACCACGTAGCCCTCCTTTTGCCGTAGGGGTTCCAGAACCGCACGAAGCTCAGGAAATAGGGGGCATTCCCGCAATCCTCGCCCCTCGTGGTGCTCGACCTTGGGCTCAGGAATCCACAGTCTACCTGTACCGAAGTCCACCTGGTCCCATTTCAAGGATAGGGTTTCCGATGGTGTCCTTAGCCCGCCGTATCGAGCGAGTGCGATAATCTTTTTCCACTCGTTATCGACCACCTTCATGATGGTTTCAATCGTTGCCCTTGGCACTTCCACGTTGTTTTTCGGAATTGCGGCCGGAGCCTTTAGGCGGTCAAAAGGCGAATAGGCGACCAGCTCCCAATCGACGGCCCAGGCAAACATCTGTTTCACAATCCGCACGTTTTTTGCAACGGTCAGAGCCTTACGGTGCCCACGCTTTAGCTTTTCCAGGTACTCCGTTGCGTGACCTCGCGTGATGTCCTTCACGGCGATACCGGGCGGAAGGTTCTTCAGAAGTATCCCTTCCACCTGCCGCCATTGGGCGATTGTGCCGGGCTTCCGTTTACCATCCCCACCAACTTCACGAATAAAGCGATCCGTGAGTTCAGAGAGAAGCATTCCGCTGTTCTCATCTTTTTTCATCTGTGCCACTACCTCTTCCGGTAGTAGTCCCGCTGTTCGCAATTTTGCGAGCAGCTTACCGTCAACCTTCCCGAGCCATTCCGCTGTACCTCTATCAACGCCAGAAGCCCCAGTGAGCTTTGCACTCACCAGGGCTTCCACCTTGAGTTTTACGGTCTCAGCGTCTCTCTTCGATACCTTCCCGAGTCGGATTGCTTTTCGCTTTCCGTCCTCATCGACGAACTGAATCCGCTTACCGCTCTTGTCGTTGCTGATTGATGCCACTTTCCCTCTCCCTCTCCTCGATAAACCTTTGCAGCTCAGAAATTGAGTACCGCCATCCCCCAATTCCTATGCGTACCGCTTTGATGAGGCCACCCCTACGCAAGCTGAAGAGGGTTCTCTCGGAAATGGAAAGCATCTTTGCCGCCTCCCTCTGTGTCAGTAGTAGTGGTTCCATTATCCCTCCCCGTTCTTACCCTCGAAGATGTTGAATAAATCCTGATTGACCGAAACTCCTAATCGCTTCATATCCGCTAATGACATCGCTGGAAGCTCTAGGTCTCCCTCGCTGAGTAGCGGTCTGTTCTCTGTTCTCTTTAGTGTTACCGATTGCATAAACCTCGCGTTGAACTTCTGCACGACATCGGGAAAGTCGGCATACCCTTCAATCACATCCTTCTTCGCATTGGGCCACTTCAACCCATGCCGAATCTCGGACGGTAATACGTTGCGGTAGGATTTATACGAGGCCGACCACTTCCCCTCATGCGATTGAACGTCTTCACGAATTTCAACTTCACCGAGGCATTCACTCGCCCATTTTGAGGTTTCAATGCATCGTGATTTTAAGAAAACCTTGTAATCACAGAGCCCGAGAATCTCTTCCGCAAGCTCTCGCCCGTATATGTGACGAACGCCACCGATGGTATGCGCCGACAACACAAGACCGAGACCGAACTTTCTTCCTTGCCCCGCTACGGTAGGAAGACAGTTCAATCGCTTTCCGAGCAATCGAAACTCGTCACCCATCAGCATTTTGATGTCCGTGGATTGCTTCGACATTTCAATCGCCGCGACGCACTCAATCAAAAAGCTGAATACACCGCTCACTGCTGGAGCGTGCATCAATAGCCATTCCATAACCAACACCCCAGGTGATTCCAACGGTATGTTGAGCCTTGGAGGTTTGGCATTCATGTCCATCGCCGCGTATGCTGCCAGCGGTGCGAGTCGAGATATGACCGTTGCGGTCACATCCTTTTTTGCATCGCCACTACCTACCGACGTCTTCACCACATCGAGCCTTGCAGCTTTACGAAGATGGTTTAGTAGTTCCGGCCACATTGCCAGCCGCACCATATCCGCGAGGTATGCCTCGCCCGGTGCTATCTTGTTCAAGACTTCGCAAGAAGCAACAAATACGATCTTCGCCATGTCGCTAAAGAACCTCGATGACTCTTTCCCCGAGTCCTCGAAAATCTTTTCAGCGAATAGCTCACGAAGTAACGGATTAGCAATCAGCCCGGCATAGTTGATACCTACGCCATCAGCGTAACGCATCGTGATTGGATGAATAGGTAGCCCGCGTGGTGCGTGGTACCGATACCAGTCCACCGCCTCATCCGAATTATCGAGGTCATAGAGTGTGGCACCGTGTTGCATCAATGAACGCTTAAAGCCTTTCATCATTGCCGACTTTCCACTCTGAGGAGCCCCTACGAGAAGAACTCTCGCAGGGGCTACTGGAATATCAAAGGGGCCGAGGTGGAGCACGCTTACACCTTCACCGTTTTATTCATCGCACCGCCACGCACTGTTTTGCGGATAACCTTTCCGCCTTGCGTCAAGGCGGTCATGGTTCCTGCGAAGGAAACGAATCCCACCATTGCACAGAACAGAACCCACATCCAATTTGCAGTACCACCCCAGTTGAGCAATGTCATCGCAATAGTTAGAGCAACGGTCGCACTCGTACCGAACAACACAATCGCGAGTATCATGAGCCCCACTCCAATCAAGATATTGCGAACAATCCGCAACGGCGTTAGCACCATGTACCAAAATACCGTGGATGCCCCATTCTTTATTATCTCAGTCATAACTTTTGCCTTTCGCTTTGCTCTTGTCGTTTAATCATTTCCTGAACGATATGTTCGTTTCGAACCTTGAGACGCCAGCCCCTTTGAGTAGCTAACGCCTTCAACTCTTCAAATTGCTTCTTGCTCTTAATATCCTGCCCATTCACCGCGACTCTCGTCTTTGGTGGAATGTTCACCTTGGGTTTTGCTTCCTTGTAAGCCCTTTGACCTACTGCCGCCGCGTGTTTTAGTGACTTCAAATGAGTACGCCGCATCACCTTCATTGCGTGCTTATGACGATCCCACCGCGATGGGTCTTTTGTATCGTCGATAAACTTCTGCACGTCGTTGACCGTCATCTTCATCTGTTCGCGATTACGTGAGACCTTGTAAGCCTTCACGTACTCACCAACTGGAATCTTCAGATAGTCCTCAACAATCGCCTGGAGTCTCCCACGCTCATGCTCTTGAACCTTCTTTGCTTCCACCTTTGGCCCGTGAGTATGGTATGCCTCACGTTGCCACTCCTTGGATTTCTCCTCGAAGTTCACATCCTCGACCTTGGCCTTCTTCTCCCGAGTGTTCTGATAGGCATAAGCCTTTGCAGATGCACTACGGGACTTAATGTTTTCCTGCTTCAGATACTCTTCAGCTCTCTGCGCTCTCGTGTTGTCACGCTCTTGAGTAACGCCCTCAACTACCGCCATACCGCGAGAGTCAATCGACATCTTGATGCCGAATGCTTGCTCCATGCGGTCAGCGATAACGCATTGGAAGATGCGCTTGTCCCGCTCCGATACTTCAAAGAAAGTAGAGGTATCGAGACTGCGAATCTTTCCGTCCTCAGTTTGTCCGCGTTGCTCAAAGATTGAATGGCCGTGAACCAGGCACTTCCCCTCTCGGGAAAGAACCCCGAAAGCATGAAAGCCAAGAACATTAGCTTTCTCTTTCTTATGGCCGTCAGCACCACGACGAGCGAAGATGTGTTGCTCAATTCGTTGCTCAAGAGCTTTCATCGCAGGTACCATGACCTCCGACGCTACTTTCTTAGCAACCTCAAAACCACCCGCTGCAACAAAGTTAGTGATTGAGTTATCGACTATATGCACGAGACCAACGAGGCGCTTTGCCTCATTCGCTCTTGGTGGATAGAGTCGTTTACCATCAGGGCCGAGACGATCACAAAATGCATCAGCACTCTGTTTATCGTTCTTGTACCCAAACTCGCGAGCCGCTCTAGAAAAAGCGAGGCCCTCAAATTCGAGAGCCTCGCTCGCAACTTCCTTTGCATACTCGCGGTCCATTGAACCGCTTGCACGCATCATGATGTAAGGGATTCCTTGCCGTGGAATTCGGCGAGTGCCAATCTCACCTGTTCCTTGATGAACGATTTTGAGTAATGTTCATCCACCAGCCAGCGAATCAATTCACTGACTGTTATCCCTCTCTCTCGTGCCTCGTCGGAAAGATTCAAAGCCCTTTGTGGACTAAGTTTACAACCGACGTTCACGAGGAGAGGTTTCTCCCCGTCAACCTTCATAAAACCTACCTTTTTGTCAAAGATCAGTTGTCGAGCTGGTGGGACCAACCCACCAAGCACGACTGATTATTTCCAAATGTTGGGGTAATTCAACCCTGTTTCAGAAAGTTTCCGGGAATTTTTCCGGGTAACCGTACACTGACTAGCGACTACGTTACCCCGCGATACAATGCGGATATGGACCCAGAAACAGCAGAACAACAAATTCACTCGGGCGTAACGCTACTCAAAGACCGACGCGAGCACCTCCGCTATCTCCTAAAGAGAATCAGGGAGAATAAGGCCGGAGGTCGAAGCGGGGCATCCGTGGCCCGACTCATGAAAGTGCGACAGAGCTATCTTGTGAAAGTGGAATCAGGGGCAATTGAGGCCAGCGAGGAATACGTAACTAAGTTCAGCGAGGCGCTAGAGCTTCCACAACCTTGGGCAGACTTTCTCCTTTTTCTTGCTCAACAGGGACGATTCGCACTCCATAAGCTGCTCGATACCTCTCCACTTCAAACACAACAGAGCTACTTACAGCAGAGTCTCTTTCAGATGATGCCGACCCGCATTTACATCGGGGCACGGGCATCGATACCCATCACGGAGCTTCATCGCGTTGTGGCTCTTAACCCGATGCTGATTGTCACCCGCGACTATCTTCGCCGAGAAATTGCCGCTCTCGATGTACCGAAAGAGTCCGTTCCATTTCTTCAGTACAGCCCTAATCCCATGTGTCTTGATTATTCAGCGTTAGCCGAAAAGGATAAACAGTTCTTTCCTAGGATGTCCACCGACCAGTTCATTTACGAAAAGACATTGGTAGTGATTGATGTGTGGGAGTGGCAGATACTAGAGACAAAATGGGTTGAGGAGTTCACTGAGAGTTTTGATCGATTACGGGTACTTCAGAAACCATTTAATTCTTGATTGCAAAGAGGCTGTCTACAACGTTTCTAAAAAACCTATGTAGCCAACCTCCCGCAGATTAAAGATCACCTCCCTCCTGATAGCTCGATAATCTTGTGATACGCGAGCCGTAAGAGTTCCGAGGCTGCAAGGGCATCATCACGGCCAAGCGTTGCCGCTTGTTGCCATTGTCCCTTGTTATCCTTGTAGGAGCGAGTGAGGGTGAAGGAATACCATTTCCCCTCTTTCGCTTCGTTCTCCCAAATCACAACGCGAAGGCGACCGGCGATCAGCGTTGCCGCTGGTGGTTGCCTTGAGCCTCCTTCGTTTTCAATGGGTGGATCATCTTGGTGCGAAGCATTATTCTGCTGTCGCCCATTTCCGTTATTGAACCTCGACACTGAAACACTTTCCTTTCAATGAGGAACTAAGAAGCAAGAGCCAACGTGGTTTCTTGCGGCAACAGATGCGCCGATAGCTTCATCGTCAATGATGCGTATCGTTGCGGATTCGCGTTACTCTTTGGCTTCAGTGCCGAAGTGAACGCGTTGAACAAACTCCAGAGAGTACGATCCTCGAACTCTTTGAATCCTGGAACTCTCCACTCTGTGAGGACCTTGGGAATATCTTGCGAAGTGATAATGTCTTGATCCATCGCACGAACAATCAGCGATTCCGCCTTCATGTCCGTTACGTGCTCATTACGCATTACCGCGATACGCTTTGATTCCTCTTCCTGGAATTGCGAGAGCCTCGATACTGCCTCACCGATGTCGATTCCGAATCGGAGTGCGCCGTGTTTGGTATGCTTCCGTGTGACCAATAAATCCCCGTAGAAACTGAGATTGTCACAAACCAGAACTCTTGAACCGGCCACGAACCCGATTGGGAAACTCTTATCGACTGAGTTTCTTATCCCCACTGATAACGTAACGCCATCAGCGAGAGTAGACGCAAGGTCAAGCGTTCCAAAGAATCGCTTCCCTTCCTTTGCAACAGTAAGCTGCTCACGCCGTACCTCGAAACCAAAATCACGCATCGTATCCATCGCTTTGATGTATACATCGATGTGTGACACTGGATACCACCGCCCTTGAGGTGGTGGAGCTTCGTACTTGATGAGTTCAGCAACCGTGACAAGCTCAGTACCGCTACCACGTAGCAGGGTACTCTGTGTTTCCATCTGCATGTCTCCCAATGAGAATTGGGAAACTGTCCATTGATAACCTTATCGCTGCAAACAGCCTCCCGAGAGATTCGGAAGGCCGAGCCCTATAATGCTTCTACCCACTGTCAGGTTGACACTATAGGGAATGGGAAGCAAGTAATTTTGAGGCATAGGGCCAAAATCGAATGGTTGGGAGTTGTCAAGGATTGCTTGATAACTGAAAAGGTATTGGTCCCAGGATTGGAATTGCACCAACTCGCCCCACCATACGGTGAACCGTTTGCTGTATGCGTGTGGCGTATGCATCCGCACTCTCTGTCCACGCCGCCTGAGATAATTGCGGGCAAAGTGAATAGTGTGCTTATGCTGTCGCTGGACCTCTACTTCCTCAGACCGCACATCAACCTTTAGCCGCTTGCCCGCCGACGGATAATAACCCTCTAAAGAAAAGGAAGCAAACGAAAAGGGCCGACCCTTTCGCCGCTTCCCCGTAGTCATTCGACTTCGGGCACTGATTATTCCTTGAAGGGACCGGCCCTATCTCCGCTTTACCAGTGCTCTGCTATCTTGCCATGAATTGCAGGAGGTCGAGAAGCTCTTTTGATGATGGTTCCAATAGTGCCCGAGATGCCGGTAACTTCTTGCCGAGCACTTCCTCCCAGGGGATAGGCTCCATCTTAAAGTCACGCCGGTTAGCGTTCAGCACCTTGATAAGCGAAAATAAGTTCTCACGCACCCCACGATACTGGAAGAAATAGCTCTTGTTGAACCAATTGACCCACCATGCACTCGGTCGCCGATGCCCCCAGGTCATGATGAACCGCTTCAATCTCCGCTGATACTCTCGGTGGAGAGATACAGTCACCTTGCCGGTTTCTCGATTTACACTGACCGCATAGCCCGCCAGGTAAAAGGGAGTATCGAAGGCACATCGGGGCTTCTCATTGGGGAAGAACTCCGAGCGGCCATGAGTTGCAAACAGGTATCCAACATTGCCGCATCGAACGTACTTCACCGATGCTAATCCTTTGCGTCTGTTGCGGGATACTGTGTGACGCGGTAGGAAAGTCTCGTACTTGAAAATCAGCTTGGCGTCGATGGTCTCAGGGTCTTTCCCTGTAGGGATGACAAAAGAGGTATAGAAAATATACCCTTTCGTTGCGAGGTTTCTTGCATAGTAATGAACAAGGGAATACTTGCCCGAAATGAGGTAACGATAATCGGTCATTACCTCATTGTTGGGGATTGTAGTGTTGAAGCACAATCCCCGGAAAGCTCCATCGCTAAAAACCATCTGCGAGACTTGTAATGCTCTTCACTTTTGCGCGTGACGGTATATCCCTACACCAGCGTTACTGTCCCGCCCATCCTCCTGATGGTCGGTTTCGTGATAACGGTTAATCGACTGCCCTGCCAATTCCCCGTGCCAATCCTCTTGCTTAACCTTGAGGCCCCGCCTGTAGCCTATCTTAACCATTGCTAAAACTCTTGGCTCCTATGTCCCGACGCGCAATCCTTCTCTCCCGTTAAAACCTTCCGCGATTGCGGATGAAAGAGAAGGTCCCGAATTGACGGCGATTGTCACGAGTGTGGTCACGTTGCTAGAGTCTGCATAGGACTCGGGCCGAGTAGGTACCATTGAATCTTCCGACCCTATGGCACTCACCCAGGTTTGGGCTTTCAGGCAGTGAACGCACGAAGTACGCCTTACCGATACCCTACCCGCACCTTTCGCTGTATGGCTCCGTCTCCAAAACACTGTGTACCTCATGGCGTTAAGCTATTCACCATGCAGCCTCACGACTACATGGCTCCCGCACAAGGCAGGGTACAACTATTAAGACCGACTCAATAGTTGCCCCCTGATACGGTCCGACCGTACTTCAATCGACGCTCCATCGTCGCTAGAAAACTTGTATTCCCTATTTGGACGCACCCGGCGGATAAGTCTCCCTATACCGGGCGCTACCAGAATTCTGGTTGATGATGTTGCGACAAGGCAAGCGTAACACACTGTTACCCTCTGAGCCGCCCTGCCTCTGCGAGGACGTTCTTCGAGTATTGGATTGACTCTTTACACCTCCCAATACACTTAGGGCCGCCATTGTAGCTTTGGAGTGCCTTTACTTCGTTGCCGTTGTAGGTATCCAACTCTTCTCGCAGTATTTGCGCCGAGCATCGAAGGTTCTTGATTGGGTCCCATAGCTCATCGGGCTTTCTGAGGCCACATCGCTTTGTATTGAATGGCATTACTTGGCCGAGACCGCGAGCCCCCACATGCGATACTGCCCGAGGGTTCTTCCTGCTCTCGACATGCACCAGGGCATGAAGCATATGGCGAGGTATCCCTTCCCTATCCGCTGCCTCATCAATCAGACCGTCGATGATGGGCCGACTTATCGCCACTGGTCGCCCAAAGTTCCTCGCCGACTCTAGAGAGAGCCGAGCCGACATAGGAATACCGCCATTCTTAGCCCAGAAAAGGCCGAGGCCAATGGCCGCAATTAGCAACCACTGGCCCCCATTGTTTTGCGAACTCATCGCTTGCCGCTGACTACTGCTTTGCTTTGCTCGAACATCGGCGAGAACGCATCGTAGGTGGTTACAAAACCCACGGCGAGTAGGTAGTAAATCACCGCGATGATGATGCTGGATGGTGTGAATAGTTGATTCTTTATTGCGTCAAACATGATATTTTCTCCTTGATTACCGTACCCCGGACCTCACACGGCTGTAAAGTCCAGGGATAAACCGTTGTTATTTTAGGTCGTTATCGACTTGGGCAGTCTGCTCTGAGCACCGAGACGGTAACAGGTAGCAGATAGCCGGCTTCGGGTTGCGGTAGGTCTTTTGTGATTCCTGCCGCTCATCGACGCGATAGACTCCGAGCCGACCGCCGAGCTCAATCCCGGCACATCCTGAACCGAAACACATCATGCCGGCCAGGACCGCCGCGAAACCTAACCACTGTAATGTCGATAGTCCTTCATTCTTCTTGTACATAGTTGCCTCCATTCCTTTTGTTTTCAATTAACCACTTCCAATCCAAGCCCCGCGAGGCCCATTGACCGAAACTCTTCCACGATTGCATCAACTACTTCGCCAGGAGTGCATCCTGCCGCGTGTAGCTGTTCCCACTTCCAATCTTCGCAGAATGAATGCGTCTTTCTGCCCATCGTGAAAATCATCATCATATCCAATCGGTCCCGCCATTCTTCGAAAGTAATTCGCGATGGTCGTCTAATCTTGTTCATTTCTTGCCTCCCTATACATTGTCCAATACCGCATGACTCCAACCCATCGTATGCCGAGGGTCATCAATGGAAGTTGGTATCGGTATCAACCTCCATCGACCAGGTACCGCCCGGCATCCGTCCTCATTACACGCCGCCTTGTACCACACCTCGACCGCTAGGAGGTCCACCAGGCCGATTACCCAGCCGTTGTGAACGAGAGGGTACCGTAGGCCCCAATCGGCCCGTGGAATCAATTCTAGGGTCTCCTCTAGTCGTTTGCAGTGAGATACCGCGAGTAGTGTTGCGTTAGAGTGCATATCAGTGTCTCCTTGTACTGATATGATTCGACGAGATCGCGAAAGGTATCAAGGTTTTTGTTGACACATCTCGGAATTAGTTTCCACTTAGCTCGTAAGCTATTGAAACCACGTAGGATGATAGTGTTTGATTCTTACGCCGCTGTAAGGTCTAGGCCGGTATAGTCCTTGAGTACCAATAGAGCCTTGCGGTATTGACCTTCGAGATAGTCAAGATGGTCTTTTATCTGCTTCTCCGTAGCGTCAGGAATCAGCGGAAGAGCCACGCGAACCGCCGCAAGAATCATGTTGACCGCAAGAACAACACGTCGAATATCGCCTTCGTACTTCTTGGCGTACTTAGGCAGTAACGAGGAGATGAGCTTTGAGAGTAGTGCGGATTTGATTTTGTCTAGCATGGTCATAGTTTCTCACAATCCAACGCCACCCGACAATCACCCCTGTGCCATTTCTGCAATCGCCACTCTTCTCCTCATGGTCCTCGCAGATGTCGCTTTTCTTTCGGTCCCATACATCCACTGATAGCCGAGAACATCCATTTAAGAAAAAGAGAAGAACAATAAACACAGTCACGATAAAGGTTGAGGGCTCGATGGTCATGATTTTTGCCGATGCTTCTAGTCCTTTCCTTGTCTAAAACTCCAACGATTACAGAGGTAATCTCTCTGATTGCCGATGTTGGTTGCCGATTGTTACGGCCAATCGAATGACCATTTCAATTCTCTAATGTCTCGCCGGCTTGGTCTTGCTGTTCGCTTCAATGGGTCAAGGAACTTCGAGCCACTGATTAAATTCATCCACGGTGCCCAGTAGAACTGAGCGATGCAATCACGCCGACGAACTGGAGGAATTTGAATGTAGTTATCGCCATCCGTATCAACGATGCAAGGAGGCTTTACATCAGGGTCAGGCCCATGCTTCTCGCAAATGTACCCCTTGAGGCACGATGCACCAACGGGATTATCGACCAATGGGAACTGTGGGAACGCCTTAGCAGTTTCATCAAGCATGACCCGCCGAGCCTCACCCGAGAACATCGACTCAAGGCATGGCGAGAGATATACCGAAGTATTCGATAGGTCCACGCCCTCTAATTGCGACCGAGTAAGAGCAAGATTGCGACGAAACCTTTTCAGCAAAGTGCCATTCCTCGCTTTCAGTTTCCTATCTGCCGACCGAATGCTTTCACCGCGAAACGGCTCATTCTTACCACATCGTCGGCCACGTTCTGGAAAACAGGTGCAGTTGGCAATGTGAATCCTTGCAATCTTTGGTTGTGGGAGAGAAAGGAACTCTTTTGCACAAGGACAGGAATCGCCAAATGTGGCAATGAGCCATCCCGTTGCTGCCACTTCTCTGCCTTCGAATACCGAAAGGGTGCGCTTGCATGACCAGTTCTTAGAGCATAGGCCGAGGTATGACGGCCCAAGGTCTTGAGCGAATACAATCGATGGGAACAATACCGCAAGGATAACTCTAAGCATACGGAAACTCCTCCCGAACAATCATCGCGATTACTCTTTCAGCACGAGAGCCGACTTGTTTGAACCACAACGAGGCACGAAGCCCCTTCTCGACATTGGGCCAATCTTCCCTGAGTGTTGCCCGTAGCGTATTCCTGAAGTTGAGCAATCGAACCTGCCCGAGATTGAACGCAAGATTCAGCCATCCGAGCTTTCGATTCTCGGACCACCTATCCCATAGCCCCTTACCGAAAATGGCTACACATGCCCGTGTTGCGCGTTCTACGTCGTTGTTGAGGAGGTAATATGCTTCATCTTCAGATATGCCGACGTCATCGAGGTTGCGTCCTAGGCCCACGGAAAGCTTGCCGGCAGTGCATCGATAGGGCTTAGTTCTCATGCCCTCATCGAGAATAAACATCTTTCGAATCTTTGAGGTATCCATGCTACCTCCCCGCCTTATCGCTGTGCCCTTCTTTGCTGGAGATTTCGATACCAAGCCAAGGGATTTTAACATCCATGTTGGCATCTTTGAGATTAGCCGCGATACCATAGGCCCCCGTGATAACTAGAAAGGCAATGAACACCACCATGGGCACTTGGTTTCTTCCCGCCGCAAGGTTAGTAACGTTCTCTAGTTGCTCAAAGAATTGAGCAACTACGGCGGTATTTTTCTCGATGCTCTTTAGTGTTTCCGCGTTGCCGTTGTGAGTCAATTCCATCCTCTGCACCGTGGCATGTGTCTCTTTGGTGAGCTGATAAATTGCGTCTAACTTGTCGAGGTCACCTAGTGGAGCTGTCATACTCCTTAAGGTAACATAGGATGGAATACCCATGCACCGTAGGAACTAATCAACGGCAAGCGTAAAAGTGACTTCGACGGTCTGCGATGGTGTTGCTGTTGTTGATGCCGTTGCAACTCCAGAGTAGGATACGCCCGACGTTCCACCGGCCACCCGAAACTGAATCGCCTTACCTATCGCAACGCTTTCGCCCTTAACCTCGATAACTGCCGAGTTTGATTGGATGTTTGAGAAAGTAAGTCCTGCTGGTGTCGCAGTTACAGAGCTCACGCTAGCAATGGTCTCAGCATCCTCAAGACAATCAACCAAAGATATGGCCCCGTTCCTTACCTCGTTGGGTCTTTTGCTTGGTATCTCTTGAGTTGTTGCCATATGCCACCATCCTAATTCTGTTGAGCTTTCCACGCCAGCCGGCTTGATTCCCTAGTTGACCATTGGAGATCATCTTGAAGAGCTGGTACACCTTTCCAGTGAATTGCACCGTTGGAAGTAACCCACTCAAGAGATGTGGAAGGGATCAAAAGTCCACCGTCAACAACAGCCCCAAAGAAGGCAGTTGAACTTTCAATCCTTGAGGCTTCAATCGCTACACTACCGACAATGATGGTAGCAGGGTAGAAGGTGCCACCGCTTGCAATCGCGAATGCTTCAATGACGTTTGATGCCGACACCGTCGCACTAAAGAACTGAGCCGACGATGTTGGAGCCCCAGTAACAATCGCAACCGAGCCGGCAGTGACCGAAGGATTGAAGAACGTAGTTCCCGATACTGGTGCCGCTGTTACTACGTCATTCCTTGCCGATACCGTAGCGTTAAAGAAAGAGGTACTCGCCGACGGTGCCGCCGTTGCGATTGTCTGCCCCTGTAGGATTGTGGCAGGGTAGAACGACGCCGACGAAGCTGGGGCCGCTGTCGAAATAGTTACTACCCCCGGTGTGACCGTTGCGTTGTAAAACGCTGTCGAGGCCGAAGGGGATGCGGTAACAATTGCCCCCGATGCCGAGACCGTCGCATTGTAGAAAGCAGTAGAGGCAGTTGGTGCAGCGGTCACAATCGTTGCTGAACCTTGTGACACTGTCGCATCGTAGAAAGTAGTTCCCGCTGCTGGTGCCGCCGTAGTGATAGTAACCGCCCCAGCCGACACTGTAGCATTATAGAATGTAGTGCTCGCAGTCGGTGTTGCGGTTGATATCGTTGCTACACCAGGCGTAACCGTAGCATTGTAGAACGATGTCGATGCCGTTGGTGCATTAGTAACTATAAGAGCCCCGCCGTTGCTGACGACAGCGTCATAGAAGGCAGTAGAAGACGAAGGGGCCGCAGTAGTTACGGTAACAGTGCCAGGAGTTACTGTTGCATTATAGAAAGATACTGAGGATGTTGGTGCCGCAGTAACAATCGCGCTACTAGCCGAGACCGTCGCATTGTAGAAGCTAGTGTCTGAGACTGGCGATGCCGTTACAATCGTACTCTGTGCAGTAATTGCCGCATTGTAGAAAGTGGTTGAAGCTGATGGTGCATCAGTGACAATCGTCGCCGCACCAGAGCTGACCGTAGCATTGTAGAACTCTGTCGATGCCGTTGGTGCCGCTGTGGTGATGTTCTGAATACTCCCACCACTATCTGCCACAAGGATGAGAGGCGATGGTCGAGGCGAAAGAATCTCAAAGGGAGTGCTGATGAATCGCTGAATTTCCGCATCGCTCCACCTACGAGCCGACGTAAGAGCAAAATCAAATTCGCCGGGGATGTAAGTCGCTCCACTGTTATCACTAAGGATTTGCCGGCCAATCGTTACGCCGCGAGTATCGTAGGTGATTGAGCCCGAGTATGTAGCAGAGGATTGAACAGATGAAACTCTTGTGTTCGTTCGCCGGTCAAAAACGAATAGGTCAATAAAATCACCAGACGCCCATCGAGCCACGAGAATATACGGGACATTTGCCGTGAGCGAGCAATTACCGTTCGGTGTTGTCTGCTGAGTACCGCTGATCTTTATTCGAGCTTGAGTATCGGTAAACGTATTCCAGACTTGACTGCGAACACCCCATGATGCATCGGCAAAATCATTGAGCTTGGCGTAGTAGTACGCTCCATCGGTAGGGTTTGCCGTAATCAGGACACCGATAACGATGGTGATTGCATTGGTTGGTAACTCTTGTGTAACGCTTCTATCCCCCGCGAACCGAGAGGTAGTACCGTTAAACGATACGGTTCCGCGATTGTTCCAAGTAGTATCTGTACCCGTAAGCGGAAGAGTGCCGCCTAGAGCATCGAAAGCTCTATCGCCGCCACGCTCATTAAGAAAGTAGGCACAAGCAAGCCCCTGAGTAAGGGGATGCGTAAAGTCAACCCTTGTCCCTATGGCCGGCTTATCTCGAAGCTGCTTTCTCCTCGCTACAATCTTCGGTCTGCCCGCCGAGGCTTCAGCCCCGCTTTGTGGCGCGAGTAAAGTTAGCAGCATGGCTTACCTTATAAGCTACTTAGCTGCGCTATTGTCGCTTCCGTTTCAATTATCTCCGCGTCAAGATTGACAATGCGTTCAATGTCGCCATTGGATTCTGCTTGAATCTTAGACTCGCGCAACCGTATTAAGCGATTAGTCAGTATTCGAATCAAAAACTCTACATTCATATTTCACCTACCAGAAAAGAAGACATCGAAAGCATTCTTGGAACGATGCACGGTTGAGCCATAGGTATTTCAACCCGTCCCTCGTCGTGATGATTTCCATACGGTTTCCGATGATCGCAGTCGGAGCCGCGTACGGGTACATCGATCCGCCGTGCACTTTCCCGGTTACGATGTCGAGGTACATAACTCTTTGTGTGCCATCTTTGTGGAAGTAAATCCTATTACCACCGTCGTAAGCCGTCATCGATCCTGATGTTAGCGTTTCTGTAAGTGGTGCTGTGTTGATAGCAGAAATACGATCCGTAGCCAGGTTCAAACGTTCAAACCCGTACGCACCGCCACCACGAGCGATAAACATATACCGCCCACGATAGGAAGCTAACGAAGGATTGAATCCCCAATTTGCATTTGTGCCGGTTCCCTTAGCGTTGCCTTCGAGTATCGCATACTGAGTCGTTCCCGCAGTTGGTGCCGTGATTGTGGAAACAGTCAACGTATTGGAAGTGTTCGAGGCTATAATTACCTCAATAGGTCCACCCGTTGAAGACAAGATACGAACGCGCCGACCGGCATAAATATTAACCGCCCAGCTTTTGCCCGTGTCCTGAATCGTGGTTGTTGTTTGTGTACCAGTTGCAACACCAAAGTCTAGAGCACCGATTGCAGTCCCGGTTGCGATAGAGTACCGACTGACTCCGTTAGTAGGTGCTGTAACGGTGGAGGAGAATGTAAGCGTTGTTGCCGTATTGCTCGTGACGCGAACTATCTGCCCTGCACCTGCACCACTGGCTGCTGTATATGCTGCTGTATTCATATACACTAATCGGCCAGCATGTTCGTTAGTTGTCCAGTTCTTGGTGAAGTCGGTTAGCGTTGTCGTAGACTGCGCCCCGGCAAGAGTCACACCAGCGGGAGTACCACCCATTGTGTAAGTGAATGTCGTCGCACTCGGAACAGTTGCAATTGCCGTGTTGGTTACGTTGAAGTTTGCGTCTGTAGCGCCGCGTACAGTTACTAAGTCACCCACACGGAACTGATGAGCATGGGCAGTTGTTACTGTGGCAGTCGTTGAAGCATTACTCAACGAAGCGATTGCCACTGGTTGATGCCCACCAACCGTCGCCGCAGCACTTCGAGCAATACCCCAATCTTGCTGACGTCCCCACGTTACTACGTGTGAGTCCATGTTATGCATTACAATTCCAGCATTACCACCGCTCACCATGTAAAGCTTCTCGGTATCACCTTGGATAGCGTAGACACTCGTCGAGTCCGGGTTCGTCGTCCACGGTCTCAATACAGTTAGTGCGGTGCCCGTATTGCTGACAATCGGCTGCACTTGACCTACGCCAGTTCCCGCTAAGATGCGAACAGAGTAATTTGCCCATCGGTTCGTTGCCCAGGATTTAGTAGAGTCAGTAAGCGTTGTCGATGCCCCCGCTGTGGCAGTCCCCGCATCGAAACCAAGAATTAAGTAACGGCTAGTCGTATCGGGAGCTGTTCCAGCCGATGACCAAGTAAGAGTGTTTGCGGTGTTGCTCGCAATCTGGCGAATCTGCCCCGCTGCCGCACCTGAGAAGATAAATACCCAGTATCCCGCCCATTGGTTTGTGGTCCAATTAGCAACGTCAACACCGTGAGACGCATCAACAAGCGTAGTTGTAGTTCCACCAGTAGCGATTCCACGTTCCCAGATTGAAGAATTCTCGGTAGTTCTTTCAATAGAGAAGTCCGTCAAGGCTGCTGCAAAAATGTTGGTATAGGAGGGTAGAACGTACCAAGTATCAGTCAGTATGCAGTACGCTTGGTAAGTATAGAAGGGCGTTGCTGCCGCACCGGAAGCACACAACACCATACCGCTCTGAATACGAAAGACCGAAGTAGAATCTGGCGTTGTTGTCCATGCAGAGTCTACCGTGACCACTTGCGATTCAATGCTGTAAAACGACTGAGAACCTGCTGTGGCGGAAATTGCTGGAGAGAATACTGCCGGGTTATTCCAAGGCTTATTCATCTGAGCTGTATCGCCAATCGTCAACACCGTTGCCGTGTTGCTGAGGATGCGTCGAATCTGACCAGCACTGCCGGCAGGGGTATTAGCGACTCTCAGTGCGTAGCCCGCGTACTGGTTAACTGTAAACGTTTTGAGCGTATCCGTGATTGAAATTGCTCCCGCCGTGTTCGATACAGCGGTCGGGATGCCACTATCATGTACTACGGGCTCAGCGACAGCCGTGATAGTTCTTCGTTGCCCTGCGCCTGTTCCCGAGACAATTACTACGTCGTGGCCGACGAGACTGTTTTGCGTTACAGCCGCAATCTGAAGTGTTGTAGAAGTAGCCGCGATGACTCTATCTTCTACTCCCAACGCTCCTGCGAACTTTAGTGCGCTAAAAGTCAGAGGGGCGACCGCTGGAGACTGTAGCTGTTGGTACATATCCGCCCAGGTGTCGTACCGTGAGAAGTTTGTGGCAGATATCAGGTAGTAAATGTAACGGCCATGGTCCGAGGGCATGAAGTTGCCGTTATCCGCCGAACAGGATGAGGAAATTGCAGACGATACGGCGGGAGCAAAACGAGTCCATTCCCACGTTGGTAAATCGACTTGACGTGATAGTGTGTTCTTGTTGAGTGCTGGCATAGGTACCTTAAACGAAAGTTAATTGAGACCGGATTGCATTGGCGTAAGTGTTCTTTGCAATGTTGATATACTGCTCACGATCCATACCCGCGTTAGCCGCAAGGTTGTTTACTGCGGTAATAGTTCCAGCGGTAATACTAGCCACGGTGGAAACAGTGGTAACAGCAGCCAACACCGCTGTACCAGCTATTGAATCAACCGTAACGCGCTGACGGTTTTGTGCGTCAACGACTGCATTGGACTCTAATAGCTTCACCAGCCTTGAGAGCATTCGAAGTAAATCGTCGGATTGATCCGCGACGACTGGTAGTGGGTTTGATTTGCTCGTATCAATTGCAATACCATCTTCGCCGAATGTTGGTTTGACGCGTTGATACAGCACTCCACCGATATCGTCGGCTGCTACTGTAACCCCTGTTCCTGGTGTGTACCCTACATTGTCTGCCATTGCTTCTTCCTAAATAAAGTCAACACTACACCGATTGAGCCAATACACCCTGGTAGAATACTGCGTGGTCACCCGCCGTTGCGCTCAATGTTCCACCACATCTGTTCTCAATTACAATACCCCATCGTGCCGGCAATGAGCCACCGAACGCCGAAGCGACCGAGAACGGGCCGCCGTTGTACGTGGTGCTATTGGCTACTACGTTTAGGATGCCAATCAGCCTAAGATTAGTAGGGGAGGTAAGAGTAATCGCGCTATCACTTCCCGATGCACCCTCCGTGTACGTTGTGCCCCCGTCCGCAGTACCGTAGGCATACACAAGACAGATACCCGTGGAAGATGTTCCCGACGATCCCGACCTTAACTTTACATGCACTAGGGCATCAAGAAAAAGGTCGGTCTCGTTATTGATGGCAGTGCCTTGACGAGCTGAGTTATTCGCGAGAGATGCGACGCCAATAGTTATCGTTTGGTTATTAGTCCCAAACTTTTGCTTTACATCTGCCACCGCGTTACTCTCCTCTTCTTGCCGCTATGTCTATTTTCTCCTGCTGAGAAAACTCAATTCCAATTCCTAAAGCGTGAAAATACCTGAAGCATTCCAGGTAATTGTGATATCACCACCGTTAGGAGTAACGGGAAGCCCAGAGCTTACGGTATCGATATACGCAATCAAGGAAGAGGTACCCGCTGTACCCGTATCCTTGTAAATGACAAGAGCCTCAACCGATGCACCAGATACCGCAGTAAAAGTCACATCAGCCGCATCGAATACACCGTTGGTTACAGTTTTCGAAGCGAGTGCTTGAGGAGTGCCGACTACGCCAGATACCGAGCTGTAAAATTCATGCGATCCGCTGTAGGTATAGGTTCCGGTGTCAACTAGAGCCACCCTAATTGTGTCATCCGAAAGGTCAACTGCCGTTCCGCTCGTAGTTCCAAGGGTTCCAGGGTTAAGAAGCTTTTGTTTATAAAGAGGGTAGAGTGCATTTGGCATTGTAAAAATCTCCGTGACTTGCGCTAGTCACGATAAGAGTAACGCAATGACCTTTACCGCGCTATACGCAACAGAACCCAGAAGCTATGCCAAACGATAGTCACCATGCACGCGAATCGACCCAGTAGTTAAAGGGTGATTGGTTATGTCGTGCCGGTATAGGTCGAAAGAGCCCGCCGTACCCGACTGGACGACAACTCCCGCGAAGTTCAGAGCCGAGCCGTATATGCAAGGCTCTCCAGTTTCCCCCGTAACTGGTAGTGTGAATCGAATTCTATTCGAAGCCGTAACGCTCGTAGTAAGTGAAGCAAGCAATTGAATTCTTACTATATCGCCGTCGGCCTGGTAGACTCCGTTCGTAATACTGACGCCCGAAACAGTCATCGGTGAAACACCAGTGATAGTAGGAGACCAAGACACCCATCCCCCGCCATGATTACACAAGATGAAGTCGGTTCCATCGTAAACTAGGACCGCCTTATTTCCAGAGACAAGCTCCCCGCCCTTTAGCGTCCTCCCCTTCCATCGAATGGTTTTGGCCCCAAGGCCAGAGACGTTGATAGTTGCACCCGATGTGCTTGTATTTGAAGAGTGGATATTAGCCACCAGAACATCGCCCGCAACGTAAGATGCCCACGCTACGGTAGGAGTGGCGACGTAGGTAGGTTGGGTTCCTGTTGTAGTTACTACAGCTCTAAATGCCCTCTCGGTGCCGGCTCGTTCCGCCCACGCCGAGCCGCTCCATCTCTCCCATGCCTTCCCTGTGGAGTTAAAACGTATAGCTCCAGTCGGGACGTTAGTATCAGTTCCATAATCCTGCTTTGCTAGGTTTGAAGCCTTCTCATTAATGTCAGTAAGAACACTTGTATAAGTTGATGAATTTGTTGGATTGTTCCAATTGACCATAATCTCCTTATGTTTCCACTACTCCCGATGCACTCCATCCTATTGTCCCTGATGCTCGATTCCCATCGGAATCAAACATGTACGCATAAAACCCAGTGGGGTTAGGGATATCTTGCCATCTTGCCGTAGCTGTCCTGCCACTGTTGGCCTGTGCAGTAGCGTTGACTTGGATAACATCGACGAAATCCAAGTTGTACGGAATAAATGTACCATCTGCATCACTACCTGACACTATAGCAAATCCAGAGTCCTGCCTCGTTGTGACACCTATTTGCATATTGATTTGCGAAACCTGAACCATTCCCGATGGGGTTCCTATACGAACGGAAGGCTTAACTCTCGCCAATGCGTCCATTGCCGTAGGTGTTCGGCTTCCATAGAGCGTAGTTCTTACGTAGCGAAAACCAGCAAGGGCATGAGTGGCGGTTTTTATACCCGACCCCGAGGATAGGTTGGTTCGAACCTGCACTACATCCCAATTAGCGGTAGGTGATGCCCTAGTTTCAACGGTATACGATAGAGAAACCTGGTCTGTAGCGTCAACTTGAACGACATCGAACGTGAATAGACCATTGCACGATGTAATGGCCTTACCACAATCCGTTACCCACTCAGCAACACCCTCGACTCCAGCCGGAGCTGGCTGTAACCACTCGCTATAACCGGCATCGATGAACCCTTGAATGGTTGTGAATCCATTGTCGAGAAAGTGAGCCTCCCAAGTCTCTCCAGATTGAGCTGGTAGGCATACGGTAGTTCCGTCCAATAGGTCCACCGCATTGCTTAACGTAGCATCCCCAGGGTCTAGTACATCACCGCCGACCTCATACCGCAGTTTGACGTAACGGTAGTTGTTTCCATTTTGAGAACTAATGCCAGGAGCGCCGCGAGTCCATCGGTCGGCTTCCGAGTACCTCCAAAATAGCTGAGGGATAACTACGGACGGGGATTCAAGCTCAGTAGCGGTATACGTTGTAGTTATGGCCGCCGAAGTGAACACCGCCCCTAGGTCAACAGCCCACTCAGCTATTCCAATGTTTGAGCTTCCAGGCTCTAGCCAATACTCATATCCATCATCAATAAGGTCCTGAATCGTATTAGCCCCATTAGCAGTAAAGTGGCTTTGATACGTCTCGGAGGTGTTTGCCGGCCCTACTACGCTAATACCATCGGTCTCTATACCAAGGTTGGATATGGTTAATGCGTTAGCTACTTCAAGAACCTGGTTGTATTGGAGAACAAATCCGTTCGGTTGATACACCGATAGTAAGGTTGACGCAGCGGGGGCGACGTTACCAGCACTATCAACGGATGTAACCCAGTACGTATAGGTTCCAGCATTCGGTTCAACCAGGGTAAAGAACGTAGCGTCCACGCTCCCCAGTAGTACCGCTGAGGTAAAGATGTCCCCTCGATAGACTCTGTATTTAACAACCGGCATTGCACCACCAACGGGCGGTTGCCAATCAATGATGGTAGTTCCGTTAAGCTCCCGAGCGAATAGGTTGAGCACTGGACCATGCGTACCTATTGCAACGATGTGACTACCAGCGGTACCCGTCGTTCCCGCCGAATTGATTGCAGCAATCCAAAATATCCTACTCCCCGACCACTCTCCTTTGACCCGATATTTTAACGCTGCAACCCGAGCAACGAATGTTCCTGATGCGTAGGATGCACCGTGCCTTATTTCGTAATCAATTATCGGAAGGTCGGATGATGGCTTTGACCAGTCAAGATTTACATACTCACCCTCTCCCGACGATGTGATTGTTGGTGCCGCTGCTCCGTTTACAGTCACGACTACACTTCCCGCAGTACCCGAATTGCCGACGATGTCGGTTGCCCGTACCCAGAATGTTCGAGCACCGGACCACGTACCTAGAACCTTAAACTTTAGAGCATCGAGTATTCCGACCGAGACACCAGAGGCAAAATCAGTCCCGTACCGAACCTCATAACTCTTAATTGCAAACGAGCCCGACGCTGCCGACCATGACAACAAAACC